ATATAGCTCAGTTGGTAGAGCAGCCGCATAAAATGTTTACTTTCCATTCCTAAGTATTATATTAGGGCTATAAGATGTTCCTTTTTAAAATCCTATCAGGGATTGCCTTTTAAGCAATATTTTTTACATCTCAGCCCTTTTAATTTTATATGAGGTGGTAAAATGAATAAATTTTGGAAAATAATGATAGCACTAATATTTATAATGTCTATATGGTTCTGTTTTGAAATGATGAATTTACATAGACAACAAGAAAGAATTGATGATTTAAAACAACAAATAGAAGAAAATAATAAAGAATATGAAAGAGTAATGAATGAGGTTAATGAGGTATTAAATGATGCAAATAATATATAGTGAAGAAGATCAAAAATTTTATACAATACCTGATGGAGATGTAGCAACATATCAACAAATAAAGGAGTATTATGAAAATGAAAGGAAAGATAACAATGGAAGAACTAGTATATAGAGCTATAAAAAATAAATTAGATTTAAAACCTAGAAATGAAAGAAGAGAAGTATTACAAACGATGCAAAATTATATAGATGATTATCTAAAACAATTTACTTTGTATAAATTAGATAACATACAATTATCAAAACCAGAGATAGATGATTTGATATTATTTTTAATATATGAAATTAAGGCGTATGAAAATGATGAAAAGAAAAATTTAGATAGAATATATAATGACTTAATAGATAAATATGAGAGAGGAGCTATTACTTCTTTAGATTTAAAAGATGTTATATATAATAAATAGGAGGTAGAAAAATATGTTAACAATAAAACAAAAAGAAGCATTATTAAGATTATTTAAATCTTATTTATATGGAACATTTGTGACAACAACAAATATAATAGAAGAAAATCAAGAGAATGTAGCAAAGAGTGGATTAGTATTTACTAGAATAGATGGAGCTGATAAAGAAGTAATTGATTTAGCAATTCAAATGTTTGGTAAAAAACCAAAAGAATGGAATCAAACATTTCATAAATCATTTAAAACAGTATTAGAAACTCCTATAGAAGTATTAATAGCTCAACAAGTAATTCATTATTTTACAACTTATGGATTAGAATCATTAGATTTATATAATGAAAATTTAGTTTATATTCCAAATGAAAAATTAGAAATACCAGAATTAGAAGAAGATATACCTTTAATAGTAATTAAAGATATAACTGAAGATCAATTAAAAGAAAAAATGATGAAATTATTAACATCTGGAATAGCACTATCAAAACAAACAATAGAAGATATAATGCTATTATCAGATTATATTGATCAGGAACAAGTAGATGATATTACAAATAAAGAAGTAAGAATAGCTATGTTTGAAAAATATAATCTAGTTCCTAAAAGTAATATTGAGTTTCTAAGATATTTAATATTTAAAGCAACTGGAGAAACTTTATTAATTAAGAATAAACATTTAATTAAGAAAATAAAAGAAGCTGATGCTGATAAAATATATAATTATTTAAATAACTATATAAGAAAACCTCATGGATATGAGCGTCTTGCTGAAATCTTTTTAAGATTTAAAGACCTATTCTTAGCTTTCAAGAGAGAAAAAGGAAGTTGTTCATATGCTGAATCTATAAATAAAATCATTAATAGACTAGATAAATTAGCTAGAATAAAAGGATATCATAGAGCTATAGGAAAAGGCATATTAGATAATATAACTAGTATAAAAGATGAAAGTATTTTAGCATTATCTAAAGAAAGTATAGAAAAAGCTTTAGATCAGACTACTATATTTAGAGAAGTAAGTATAGTAAATTCTTTAAGATATAGAGAAACAGATACCGAAAGTATTTTATATAAAGTTAGAAATGGTAAGGCTTATGCGAATACTTTAAAACATAAAAATATAGAAGAAAAATGGGTTCAATCCAGAGTTTTAGATTTAGTATATAGTCATTTAAAGAAAAGAATAAATAAATTATTATGTGGTAAAAAAGTATATTTACCTAACTATATAGATATAACTGTTCCTACATCTGAAAAACAGTATATAGGATATTTACCATATGGAACTTCTATACAAGTACCTAGATTAAATGATATGATAGTAGGAGTTCATTGGAAAAATTTTGATAATGAAAGAATAGATTTAGATATTCATACAATGAATATGAATCAATCTTTCGGATGGAATACAGGATATAGATCTGAAACAGGGGATATTGTATTTTCAGGAGATGTTACTGATGCTAAATTACCAAAAGGAGCTACTGAATTATTTGCAATATCTAAAAGATGTAATCCAACTTCATTCTTATTAACTATAAATGATTATACTAGAAATAGTAAAAATATACCATTCGAATTAATACTAGCTTCAGAAAAAGATATTAAATTGGAAAATAATTATACAATAAATCCAAATAAAGTATTGATATCAGTACCTTGTTTATTTGATATATCAGATGATAATTATAAAACTACTTTAGGTTTAATAAAAGTAAATGAAGATAATATAGAATTTATATTCAATAAATTTGATATGGGATCTTCTATAATTACATCTAGAACTAATGTTAATAAAATAACATATGATTATTTAGATAAGTACTCTGAATCTCAATTAACATTAAGACAATTATTGACAGATTCATTAATCGAAATCAGTGATGAACCTTATACTGAAGAATTACAGGAAGTAGTTGTTAAAAATAATCAAGATCAAGATGAAATATTATATAAGAAAATAATTCATAGGGTAGATTATGATTTATCATTAGATAAATTAGATAAAACAACTATAATAGATATGCTTACGGAGGAAATTTAATGCAATTTGGAGATTTTGAGATAAGTGAATGGTGTATAATGGTAATTTGTTTTGCAGCCTTAATGATAACTTTGGTTATATGTGGATCTAATGAATCTATTGAAAGAGAAAAGACAAAACAAATACAATTACAACAAAATATTATATATGAAAGGGAGTTAAACAATAATGGAACAAATAATTAAAGTATCAAGTAAGTCAAATCCAAGTTCTGTAGCAGGAATGATAGCTGCAGTATTAAAGGAAAATAAGAAAGCAGAAATTCAAGCTGTAGGAGCAGGTGCTGTAAATCAAGCTGTAAAAGCAATAGCAGTAGCTAGAGGATATGTAGCGCCTATGGGATATAATTTAGTTTGTACTCCAGGGTTTGCTGAAATTAAAATAGAAGATGAAGAAAGATCAGCTATTAAATTTATAGTTAAATATGAATAATAAAATATGTTAATTTGACACAAAATCATAGTATAAAGCGATTTTATTCTGAATGATGATAATTTATATTAATTTATCATGAAACAGTTTAAAATCGCTTTTAAAATTAATTAAATTATTTATATTAAATACCGTTCCATTTTTTAAAAAATGGGTTATAATTATATTAGATCAATATGTTAATTGATAGGAGGTTTATTATGAAAGAATTTGATGAAGATTTAGAAGCTATTAAAGAAGCTTCAAATAAATTAATGAATGGAGAAGAAATAGAAGAAGTATCTCCAGGTAGAAAACTATTAGAAGAAGATTATAAAAGAACTAAGAAATTTGTATCTAAGAAAAAGAAATTGGAACAAGAATTAGCTGCTTTTGAATTAATGAATCAAGATAATGAAGTATTACAAAAATATATGAAGTTATTAAAAGATTTAGATGACGCAAATAAAGGTATTGAAGAAGCTAAGAAAACATTATATGAAGAAATGCTAGATCAAGATGAAACTAAATATGAATGTGAAGAATATAAAGTTACATTAAAGAAACCTTATATTAAAAGAGAATTTAATTCTGAAGCTTTTTATGAAGATTATGCACCAAATTCTAGAATGTATAAGAAATATGTTAATGAAAAAGAAGTTAAAGGAAATGTTTCAATTAAGATATTAGATTAAAGGAGATGATTTATATGAGTGATGCTATATATACAATAACTTATTATAGAATTACTATGAAGACATATAATGATAAAAAACTTTATCTAAAGGCTAGTATAGGTGATAGTTGTGAATGGACTTTTAATTCACAAGATACTATTTGGTTTGAAACTGAAAAAGAAGCTCAAGATTTTGCAAGAAAGTATTTTAAAAAATTCAATAATTATACAATAGAAGCATTTAATGAATATATGTAAGGAGGTGACTATATTGAAAGAAAAATTACCTTATCTAACTGAAGAAGAAAAGAAAAGAGGAAAAATGTTAATAAGAGAAATGGACGATGCTATGAATGCTCTAAGAACTGAATTAAATGAAACACAACATCCTTATAAGCATTATATTAAAGAAAAATTAAGAGTATTACAAACAGATGTACCTTGTTTAGCTTCTCTCTTAGAAGATGAAGAAGGAGATGATGAAAATGACGAAGAAATTTTATAAAGATAAACTAGATAAAAGAGGACAGAAGATTTATGATAAGTTTTCTAAGTTAAATTTATCAGAAGATGAACTTTGGGAGGCAGTCAGAATAGCTTGGGAAACAGAAATGATATCACTTGGTTATAATATTAAGGAAGGAGAATAATATGATTATTAGGTTTACAGTTAATGATAATGATTATAAAGAAGTAATAGAAAAATTTTTTAATAAAGGTTTATATTTAATGTTAGGTTATGTTAAAAAAGGATTAACTGATTCTGAACATGATATGACATTATATGTAAGATATAGCACACTTATAGATAAATATTGTAAAATGATTCAAGATGGAAAAGTATTTATTATAAATGATGCTAATGATTTAGTCTTTATGTTAAAAGATGCCTTTAGTAAATATCTTGATGAAATTAATTTTGAAGCTAAAGATTATTTGAAAGAAAATCTTGATATTAGTATAGTTGATTCTGTAAAAGATAAATGGGAAAATGGTGAAGTTTTATATTTCTTTCCTATGCATGATAAATATATAATCATGTAAAATATTATTGAATTGATAATAATAGTGTTTAAGGAGAGATAGATATGAACAAATATGCAATATATACAGAGGGAGATGTATATCCTGTATTAGAAAAAGACGGTCAATATTATATTGGTATACCTAATACAGGACATTTTTCTGGTAATTGGAAGTTTTTAGGTGTTAGAGAAAGACTTAGAAATAGTAGAGTTATAATTAAACCTGAAGATGCTTTAAAAATAACTGATTGGCAATTTAAGAATGGAAGTCCTAGATATCAAGTTGTAGATTTAGATCATGGAACTGTAAGAACATGGGCTGGTACTGCTGCTAATCAACAATTAAGATCTTTTGATACTATCTCAGATAGTGGTTTTAGTTTAGCTACTAAAACAGATAATGATGAAGAAATAACTTTAGAAGAAAGTAAGAAATATGCAGTTTATGTAACTTATGGAGGAGATGGAGTTTATAATTCTAAGTTAATAGATACTGTAGATTCAGAAGAACGAGCTATCGATAGAGTAGCTGAATTACAAGCAACTGGAGTAGGAGCTTCATATGAAGAGGTTGAAGTTAAGAATGAATCAGAAGATCCAGCAAGATTTGGAACATATAAACCAGGGGATATAGTTCAAATAGAAGATACATATTCTCATAAATATTTTGGTAAATATAAAGTAATAAGAGAATTAACTGATGAAGAAAGAAATCCTATATATGGATCTGGTGTCATAGGATATGAATTAGAAACAATAGAACCTGAAAAGTTTGCAGGAGAAATAACTAGATCTAATAATTATAGAATGAAACCTTATAAAGAATTAAATGAAGAATGCTCTCAAGCTTCAGGGGTTGCTAGTGGTGCTAATGGAAAAATAGATAGTTTTCCAATAGATCCTAAAGAAATGGAAAAACAAAGATTAAAAGAGGATATAAATAATCCTTATTTTGTTATAGAAGATATAGGAGCAGCTTATTTGATGGCAGGACCTTTTAAAACAAAAGCTGAAGCTGAAAGAAAAAAGAAAGAACAAATTAAAGAATATAACTTAGAAGATGAAGCTGAAATAATTCATGTTTGGGATTGGAATACTATAAAAGAATTTGAAGATAATGCATATGACACTTATCAAGAATTTATAAATGCTGGAGATTCAGCTCCTTATTATAAAGAAGAAAAACTAGAAGAATCAAAAGAAGATGATATATTTAATGCTAGAGAAGAATTGATAGATTATTTAAATGAAAATACTAAATATGAATGGGATGCTAATGAAAGTTATGATAACTGTGCTATAACAGAATCAGAAACAGATTATATAGAAGTATTTGTAGATATAAAAGAAGGAAATAAAATATATACAGTTGATAATTATAGCTATAATTCATTAGAAGAATTAGTTAAAAATATGCCTGTATTATTTACAGATGAAGATGAAAATTATGATTATGATGAAGGATGGGAAGATGAAGAAGAATATCAAGCTGATAAAGAATTAGATCAAAAGAAAACCAATAAATTTAATTCAGAAGGACCTGCTTCATTTGAGCATTTGAAAAATTTAGGTATATTTGATAAGAAAGAATCAAAAGATCTTACTGAAACTTTACAGGAAATGGCTTTATTAGAAGATTATGAAGATGATATAAGTCCTCAAAAAAAGAAATTTATAGAATTCTGTAAAGATAAAATAAAAGATTTAGGTGATATTGAAATATATGATGAAACATGGGAAGAAAATGTTCAATATCATAAGATAATGCACACAGAAGGAATCAGAGAATTTAATGATTTATATATAGTAGCTAATTTCGAAGAATCTGATGAAAATTTAAAAGCTATAAATAGTGAAAATAAAATGGTTATAGATACTCCGATGATAGATTGTAATGGATATGCAGCTACAATGCAATTTGATGAAATAGATCAAGAATATTATCATACATTGTTAGAATATTGGAATGATTTATATATGGATGAAATGATAGATGATGAAGAAGAATAAATATATAAATTAATTAAAATAAAGGTATTTTATAATACCTTTATTTTTTATATAAAAACCCCGTTCCATTTTTTAAAAACTATTATATAATAGCAGCATAGAAAAGGAGGGTTAAAATTATGCTAAGATATAGTTTAATGGATAAATCTCTTGGTCATGTTATGATAGAATTTGATCATTTATCTACACTTGCTTTATTAAAAGTAGATGTTAATTCTATAATATATGATCATAAAAAACATACTGAAGTTGGTTATATTATATATAAAGGAAATGATATTTCAGAAATAGTATTAGATAAAGGGGTAGAGATGAATGATAACGATAGAATTTGGAGCAGCAGAGAATCAAACGTTAGATTTGAACAGCTTATACATAAAAATGTATGGGAATGATTTTAAACAAAGTTTAGAAAGAATCAAAAACTTTTGGAATAGAAAATATTTACCAGATAGTAGAGAATGGGAAATTCCTTATTCTTGTTTTGATGAGATAAAGCAGCTTTTTTCTGATACAGAAATAAAATATCTCAATAATCCACCTAAAGCTAAATTTGTCACAGAATCAGATATAACAGAAGGAATGGACTTTAATGGATATAATTTATATGATTATCAGTTAGAAGGAGTTCAATATGGTTTAAATCATCATAATTTTCTTTTGCTTGATGAACAAGGTTTAGGTAAAACTTTGCAACTAATAACACTTGCTAGATATAAAAAAGAACATCAAGGACTTAAACATTGCCTAATAATATGTGGTATAAATTCATTAAAATGGAATTGGCAAAGAGAAGTAGAAAAATTTTGTAAAAATGAAAAAGCTATAGTATTGGGTACTAAAATAAATTCTAAAGGTAAAGTAGTTCCTATAACTGTAGAAGAAACTAAAGCTCAAATAGATAGTTGTCCTGAAGAGTTTTTCTGGATATTAAATATAGAGAGAATTAGATTAAATTCTGAAGATAAAAAAACTAAAAATGGTATAGTTCATCATCTTAATGCTCAAATAATGAAAAAGAATTTAGGAATGATAGCTATAGATGAAATTCATAAATCTAAAAATATGCAATCATCTCAGTCTGAAGGAATAATGGAATTAGATCCTTCTGCAAGTAAAGTAGGTATGACTGGTACTTTACTTGTTAATAATCCATATGATTTATATTGTCCTATGTCTTTTATAGGGTTAATAAATTATAATAAGTGGGTATTTGAAAGAAAATTTGTAATTAAAGATGAATATGGGCAAGTTTTAGGTTATCAAAATATGAATGAACTTCATGAAATTTTGTATAAAAGTTCTATAAGAAGAACAAAAGATTTATTAGACCTTCCAGATAAAATATATAAACAAGAATGGCTAGAATTAAATAAGGATGAACAAGATGTATTTGATCAAGTTATAGGTAAAAAAGATTTTAAATTAGATAAAATATTACCACCAGAAGAAACAGTAGCTATAATAACAAGAATGAGACAAGCGACAGTAGCCGCCGAATTATTAATAAGTAAGCATATAACAAGTACTAAATTCGAAAGATTAAATGATATACTTGAAGAAGCTAAAATGAATAATCAAAAAGTATTAGTATTTTGTCCATTTACTCAGGCTTTAGAATTAGGATTAGAATATTGTAAAGAATATAGGCCTAAATTAGTTAAAGGCGGAATGGGAACTAATGTTCAAAAAGTAGTAGATGAACATGAAAATACAAATGGATTTTCTGTATTATTCGCACAAGAAGCTACATTAGGAGTTGGTTATACTTTAGTTAATACAAGTATAGTTGTATTTTTAAGTCCTCCTTGGTCTAGAGCTACTTATGATCAATGTGTAGATAGAACTCATAGAATTGGTCAAAAACATACAGTTCAAATTATAGATTTACTTGCTAAAGATACTTATGATGAATTAGTATTCAAAAAGTTACACGGCAAAGGAGCTATGTCAGATGCTTTAATAGATGGAAAGGAAATAGATGCATTAAAACAATATTTTGCAGATATGAATATATCATTTAAAAGTAAATCATTAGAAGAAGAAAAAGAAAAGAATATTTTTACATTATTAGATGGCAATGTTTAGAGTAAAATATTATTAGAAATTTAGTAGGAGGTATGTTTAAAATGGACTTTTTAAATGAAGGTAAGACAGGTAAAGTTAAATTACAAGCTATTTTTGATGATATATACGAAGATTGTGATTCTGCTTTAGCTGACTATTTCTATAAAGGTCTAAAGTTTAAAATGGATGATGAAGGCTGCATTGATTTAGCTGATGCTGAAGTTCAATTATATATAAGAGATTATATAGAATCTCATGAATCAGATTATCAATATGACTTATTGAAAAGAGCTTTAGAACCTTATTATGACCATGCATATGATTTAGATGATGAAGATATGGAAGAGTCATATGAAGTATTAGAAGAAGATGAATATTTAGATGAAAATGCTACATTTGAAGAAATTATATATAGAATGGAATGTGCTGAAATATATGAAGATCTTTATAATGCAGCTATGTTAATTGTAGATCCTAAATTACAAAATATGGTTACGGAAGCAATTCAACAATGTGAAGATGATGGAGATGATGTCGAAGAAGCTTATTCTATAGTAACATCAGATTTATTAGATATGCATATAAATGATAAGAATGAAGAATTCTTAGATGAAAGTAAAGAGGTAAAAGTAGAAGGACAAGATACACATTCTATTTTATCTAGAGTATTTGCTCAATACCCAGATATAAGCGAGGAAGATGAAGACTATTTAAATGGATTAACTTATGATGAATTAGTTACAGAATTGAAAAATAGAGGATGGGATGATCTATTAGAAGAATCTAAAAAAGTAGTAGAAGATAAATTGGATTTATCAAATATGAAAAGTGATGTTTATAATGCTTTAGGAGATGTTGCTTTTAAGTATGATCCCTTATTTAAAGAAATGAATTGGGATACAGATACTTGTAAAAATGCTTTTGAAGATTCAATTGATTGGTTTATGGATAAATTCTTCGAAGAAAATGAAGAAGATTTAGATGAATCTAAAAAAGTAGAATCAGAAGAAAATCCTCAAGAATTTGAATATAGATTACTTTCAAGATTAAAATCTGATTGTGATTACTATTTAGGAAATGGTAATAGAGATGCTGAACATTGTCTTTGGGCTAAAAATGAACAAGGTCAAATAGATAAAATGAGAGAAATCTATAATAAATTAAAAGAAAAACCTGAATGGTTATCAGAAGAAGATATAAATAATTATGCAAAAGAAATGGGTGTTGTAGATTTACCATCAACAATGGATGGTGTTGTTGAAAAAGAAATTCAAGATATGATAGATAGAGCTGAAAAAAGATCTAAAGAAAATTTAGATGAAAGTAAAGACCATTTTAATAGAGAAGAACTAGTAGCGGTTAAAAATAGTATAGATACTGCTTTAGATGATTTACAAATATTATCTAATGGGACGACTGGGGCTATGGAAGATAAAGTATTGGTTAATGATTTAAGAAATGTTAGTCAATCATTAGGAAGTTATTTAAATAGAGTATTTGAATCTAAAGAAGTAAAAAATGAGGCAAATGGTATTGCTCCAGACTTTAAAGTAGATTTTGAAGGAGATATGACAATAGATATGGGATATACTAATGAAGAAGGGGCTGAAAAAAGAGCAAAAGAATTAATAGGAGATGTAGCTAAAAGTACTAATGTTAGAGAGTTAAATGTAGATGTAAAAGATGTAAAAAGAATAGAAAAAGAAAATAAAGAACTTACTGAAGATGAAGAAAAATTTAGTGGAGTAGAATTTGAGAAAAATATACCTCATGTAATGAGATTTAAAGAATATAATAAAGTTAATGATAATGATTTATTTTGGGTAACACAGCAATTTTTCAATGAAGATGATGTTAAAAACTTTGCAGAAGCTTTTAAAAATACTAATTTTGAAAAAGCATTTGTAACAGTTAGGGATTTAAGTACTTATAGTTTTGAAGCAGATTCTAAAGAAAATGTTTTTGTAGTAGTAAATAAAGACGGAACTTATGATATGTCTGGTTATATAGCAGCTTGTGAAGAAGGTAACTATGATGATGATTTATATTCTAAAAAGGAAGAATTTCTAGATGCTAATATTAATGTAGATACTGGAGATATAAGTCCTAATCTAGATTTAGGAGGATTAGGAGCACTTGCTGGTTTAGTAGCATCAGAAGAAAAGAAAGACAGTGATAAGAAATTAACTGAAAATACAGTTGTATGGACATCTGAATATGAAGGAGATGAAGAAACAGCTGAAGAAGCTTATCAAGAATATTTAGATGAATTTGAACCTTCAGCAAAAACTCCTAAATCATTTGAGATGTGGTTAGAGGATACTAAAGAAGTTTGGTTTGAAGCAGAGGCTGAAAGATATAAAGAAGAAAATCCTGATAAAGATCCAGATAAATTAACTGATTTCGAACTAGATGAAATAAATGCAGAATTATATGATAGAGTAGAAAAAGAAATAGAAGCCAATATGGATGATTTAAAGGAACAATATGAAGAGTATTGTGAAGAAATTCAAAAAGAAATGACATCACCTTTAGATAAAGAAAGATGGTTAACAGGCTGGTATGAACAAGATGCTCAAGCTCAATGGGAAGTAAAAGATGAAGATTTCTCAAATAGTGTTTGGCCTATGATAGAAAGTCAATGTAAAGAAGATATATTAATTTTATTAGGATCTGTAGGCAGATGGGATGGTACTTCAGGTGGAGGAAAAATAATATATGCAGATGAGAAGAATTTAAGAGATACAATGGCTGATTATGATGAAATAAGAGTAGAAGCTGATGATAATAACCAAATCTCAATAAATTATATTCATCATGATGGAACTGACTCAATGTATTTATATACAATACCAGAAGATTTAACAGAACTTGCAAAAGCTATGGGATATGATGATCCTGATGAATTAGACACAGATATTCGTCAAGATTATGTTGATATGTCTGAACTTGCAAAACATGTAGATAAATTAATCCCTATAGTATATAAAGGAGGTAATGTATAATGTCAAATGCTATATTATATCAAATGAAAGCTATAGATGAAAATCATGGAAAAATATTTCAAGGTCTGAAAGATGACCTTGAAATAGATCTAAATGATTACGAGAAAGTAGCAGAAATAGGTTTATCAGAATTCAAAAAAGTATTTAAAAATGATATAGATGGAATGTTAGAATCTATATTTTCATATGGAAATACTAATAAAGGATTTAGACAAAAGAATCCTAAAGCAAGATCAATATCTGTTTCTGATATAATAGAAATAGATGGAAAATATTATTATTGTGATACATTTGGATTCAAGGATGTATCAGATAGAATAAAAGTTAAAGAAGAAGAATCAGTTGAAAATTATATGGATAAATTATCTGTTTCATATATGGCAAAAATATTTAATCAAATGAGACAAAATGGTTGGGATGGAAAGAAAGATACAGCTGATCAATATTTTGATGATATAATGAAAAAAATAGATCCTGATTTTGAAAAGAATAATCCGGAAGCTCATGAACAAGAGCAAGTTCAAGATAATTCAGAGCCTTTAAGAGAAGATGCTGAAGAAGATTTAGGAGATAATTCTGATCCAGATCATATCTTTACAAATGAAGATGGATCTGAAAAAACTATCGTAGATTATTTACAAGATAGAATAGATCAAACAATGTCAGTAGGAGAATTAAATACAATTCTTCAATCATTATTTGGAAAATTCAATACAGTATTTTTAACTTATGATGAATTTTATAATCAAGATCCAGATGAATTACAAGAATTGGTTGTATGGGACGACGATGATATGTACACTATAAATTATGAAATAAAAGATGTTTTAGAACCTATGATCGCTATAACAGATGTAAATATCGAATAAAGGAGGTTTAATTAATGAGACAGGTTATTAATGCTAAACCTAAAGAAAGATTATTATTAAATGATATAGAGACTAAAATTAAGCAAGCTAGAAATAGTAGTGATTATATATTAATTAATTTTGGAAGAAAAGGTGAATTTATTAAAATAGCTTTTTGTAAAGATCAAACTTATTGTATTGGTTATAATTTTATAAATGTTGAATTTATGGTTAAAACAAATGTTATGTTAAAAATGTATCCTAAAGTAGTAAATCAAAAATTAGCTTTATATCTATTTGATTGGGTAAACAGATTAAATCGTTAATATATAAATTAAAAGGGAAGTAGTTATTATAAACATAACTACTTCTATTTTTATCGTAAAATATTAATAGTAATACAAATAAGAAAGGTGAAATAACTATGGAAGAAAATGAAATTTTAAATTTAGTTATAAGTCGTATGACAGAAGAAGGTATGTGGTTTACAACAAAAAATGATCCAACATTCGCAGAAGCTCCAAGTTATTATGAATTAGATGAATTTGGAGATCCAACTGAAAAAACAATATCTAAGATAGCTAAAGAAGTAGAAGATAAAATAGGAGATGGAGCAATAGAGTTAGATGATGCTATTGAAATTTGGATGGGAGAACAACAAGCTAATTATAAAATAGCATATGTTGATAATCTTGTAACTGAATTTGAACCAAAACCTGTTATAGATCAAATAGAAGCTTATGATGAGCCAGCTGAAATGCCTTTAACAGAAGCAAAAATACCAGGTATGTTAACAGATATTCCTGATGAGTTATTAAAACCATCAGAAGTTAAACCATGGACTGAAGAAAATTGGCAAGAATTCTATTATAGAATGAATAAAACTGTTAGAGATGTTTACAAAATAGATGGTGATGATAGCGATTATATTAAGAATCAAGCTAAAAGGTTTGGTATTGAAATAGATTTAAATAAGAAAAATTTAAAAGATATAGCTGATAAAATAGCTACTGCATATGCTGATGAAAAAGAAAAAAGATATAAAGAAGTTAATAATCTAACTGAATCTTTAATTATTAAAAATAGATTAAAAGAAGAAAATACAAAAAGTTTAAATACTATTGGTGATAAATTAAGTTCTCCAGATTTTGATGCAGATTCAGAAGATGGACAAATAACTTTAAGAACATCTCAATTATTTAATGAATTATCAGATGAAGGTATGGAAGTACAAGTATCATTTGATAATGGAGAAAGTCAATCAACTATAGCAGTACCTCAAGGAGGTCAAATTAATATAACTATAAGAAGTTCATCAGAACCTCTAAAAGCTTTTATATCAGGTCAAGTTCAAATAGATGGAGACTTAGTTAAAACAATAACATCTATTAATGATATAATTGCTGGAATATAATTTAGAAAGGAGTTTTAAAATGGAAAAAGAAAAAATGAATTTACAAGAAGCTACATTAAAAGCTCTTTACGATGAACTAGATGATAGTAAAGATGTAAATGATGTAGAAGGAATAGTAGATAACATATTAGTAGTTACAGATCCTAAAGTAAATAGTGAAGAATATGAAGAAGTTATTGAAAGAGCTCAAGAAATTGTTGAAGATACTCCAGAAGGTGAAATTCCTTTCGATGAAGAATGGGAAGGTCAATATCTTCAAACATGTCCTATTTGTGGAGCTACTTTTGTTACAGATGAAATATTAGAACCAGGAGCTATATGTCCTGTTTGTACTCAAGTACCGGAAGCTTTTGTAATGGTAGGTAGAGTAGAAACTGATGAAACTGTAGCTGAAGAAAATGGAATAAATCAAGAAACAGAAGAAGAGGAAGAAGGAACAGAATTTGCTCCTGAAACTTTTGAAGATGCAAAAGAAGAGAAAGAAGATGAAGAAGAAAAAGTAGAAGCATCTGAGGAAGTTAAATCAGCTGATAATAAATTAGAGGAAACAAAAGCATTAAATGAAGATGTAGATATATTAGAAGAAGATAAATTAAATTTTAAAAAATATGGTATAGAAAGATTTCCTGAAGAAGATTTTTCAGATGATGGAAATCATTTTAGAGGTTATATATGTAATGGAGTTCCTATTTCATATTTAAAAGATGATGGTCAGGTTTATTTATCTATAAGAGTTGATTATTTAGAAGGATTAACTTATAATGAATACAGTAAATTACCTTCATATAAAGATTGTGATAAATATAATGGAGTTAGTGATAGTCAAGTAGATTTGGCTGATGTAGCTGAAATCTGTAAAAGAATTAAAGCTGAATATGAAGAAGCTTTAAAGGATGTTAAAGAAGTATCTGATGATGATTATAAAGCATATGTAGATAAGTATTATGAAAAAGCTAAAAGAGAATTTGAAGAAGCTAAAAACGAACTTAAAGTTTTAGGACCTGAAGATTTATTAAATGCTTCTGAATGAGATTTAAAAGATTTAAAATCATATTTACAAAGAGTTAAAGATGAAATTGAATATAAAAATTGGGATAAAAAATCTAAAGATTCTCAAATAACTAGAAGATATAATTTAGATAATGATTCTAAAGAACAGTATGAAAGAGTAAGTTGGTATCTTCAACAAATTAAAGAAATAGTTAAAAAGATAACTTCAAAAAGAACAGAGTCATTAGAAGAAAATAAAGAACAGGATATTAAAGATATACTAGAAATAATAAATGAAGATAAAGAAGAACATACTCAAAGTTATTTAGATTTATTAGAACAATTAAATGAATTAATAGCAATGGATGCTACAGATAAAGAATTTGATGATTTTCTAAATGAGGCATCTTTTAATGAAGAAATAACTAATAATGAATTCTTAGCTCTACAAAAAAGAGCTCAACAAACAAGAATGATAGAGACTAAATTGGATGAAGCAGAAATAAAAGCAGATTATAATGATTTAAAAGCTTTAAGAACAGCATCAGAAGCTTTACAAGATTTATGGGATACTATAGAAGGTGGAGAATCAGAATTTTTAGGAACTTATAAAAGTGATATAGCTACTGCATCAGATACAATAGATAATATATTAAAAGCTGCTGAATTATCTAATAAAGAAGAATCAAAATTAGAAGAATCAGAAGATGATAAAATAAAAGCATTTGAAGATGAACTTGAAAAAGTAGGAATAACTACTACAAATAAATTATATTTTGTAACAGGAACTCCTGAAAGTTGTCATACCGTTGAAGAAGCAGATGAGTATTATGAAATACTTCCTAAATGGGATAGCACAAACTATTGGAGAGATAGAGGGGATATAACTCAAGAACAATTTGAGTTAATAGATAAAAACAGAGATTTAGCAAAAGCTATATTAAAAAGATCAGCTGATATGGTAAACAGCTATGGTCCTTTAGATTAATTTAATTGTCTCCAAAAAATATTAAATAAATATACAAGAAATAGATGTTATATATAATATAACATCTATTTTTTATTGGTAAATCTCGTTCCAGTTTTTAAAATATGTGTTATAATATTGAATGTAAAGGAGAATCAGAGATGATTGTAGTTAATCCTAAAATAGAAGTTGAAAACTATGATGGAAAAAAGATTATGAAAAGATTAGAAAGAGCTTGCAGAACTTGTTATAGATCAGAGAATACTATAACAGATACAAGTTATAGTAATCTTTTAAAAAATTGTATTAATAGAGGACATGAAAGTATTTTAGAACATGAAAAAATATCTGTAAGAATGCTTTGTGATATAGGAGTATATAAAGACTTAACAAGACATAGAATAGCTTCTTTCTCTATTGAAAGTACAAGATATTGTAATTATGGTAGAGATAAATTTGATAATCAAATTAAATTTATTAAACCAGTAAATATTAAAGAAGATACAGCTGAATATGAATTCTGGAAAAATTGTATGGAGGATATTGAAGAATCTTATTTAGAGATGAGTAAGATTGGTTGTACTCCAGATCAATTAAGAATGTTATTACCTCATAGTACAGCAGCAGAGGTGAATATGACTTGTAATATAAGAGAATGGAAACATGTATTAAGTTTAAGATGTACAAAACATGCTCATCCTGCAATAAATCAATTATTAATACCACTACTTTTAAAGTTTAAAGAAGACATGCCAGAGATATTCGGAAATATAGAATATAATACAGAAATGGATCCTGAAGATTTTGCTGAAATAACTATAATGGAAGATTGATAACAAGAATAGGAGTATATAATGGGAAGTTTGATTAATAGAAATGAATTAAGAAGATTAGAAAAAGCAGCTAGAGATAAAGATAAATCAAAATTAGTAGACTGGATTAGATCTTTTGAAAATCAAATTGACACAAATTTTAGAAGAGACTATGCCATAGCTTTTGAAGAAGAACTTAATCATAGTTTACAAAATATTTTAACAGCAGTAGTATATGCTTTATATTTTAGTGAAGAAAATTTTATAGATAAAGAAAATATAGCTGACTTTATGGCTGATTTATTTGTTTCTTTAGATATGTTTAGAACAGGTGAATATACTCCTAAAGATTATATAGATCAACTTGAAGAAGAACGTGTACATATTGATGAATATGATAGTGATATGATTTATAAAAAATACTTAAACATTTTTGATACTGATTTGGTAAACTATTTGAAACACAAACCTAGAAAAATAATAACACTTGTTGGAGCTAAAAAATTTAATGATGATATAAACCAGAAATATACAGATTTATGTTTACAAGGAAATATGGTTTTTTCTTCATCATTAAAGAATCCTGAATTATTTGAAGAAGAGCAAGTATTATTAAATCAGTTAATAGAAGACGAAATACTAATTTCTGATATCTTATTCGTTTATAATAAAGACAAATACATTGGAAAAACTACTCAATTATACATAGATTATGCTAAAAAGCATAATAAAGAGATAGAATATCTGGAAAATATATAGTTATTTCGCGCATATTTAAGTTTTAACAGAGTTTTAGGTAAAAACTGAATAATTATGTATCTTCTTGAGAAAAGGAGATTAAAAATGAATCTAAATTTAGATATTAAAATTATAGGAAAAGAAAGACCTGGTAATAGAACTGATAGAGGGAGTAATAAAGTTTATTTTACATTAAATGGAGAAGAATTATCTATTGATATAGTATATTTAGAAAATTTGCAAGCTAATGTATTTATAGAATGTCCTACATATGAAAATGTAGAAAGATATTGTAAAAGAAATAATATAGATTTTGAATTGTTTAAATCTTTATTTTTATTCATGTTATATAAATATAGTAGAGGTATTGGTTTAAAGGTAGTTCAAGATCCTAGGAAGGAATAACAATGAAAAAGATACCTAGTTTATTTATAAGGGAGTTTGAAGATCATAATGTTAAAGCTATAACATCTCAAATAACTCCTGGTTGTGAATGGGTAATAAACGGAGAAGGTTTAGCTACAGAAAAATATGATGGTACTTGTTGTTTGATACAAAATAACAAATTATATAAAAGATATGATGCAAAACAAGGTAAACAGCCTCCTGAAGGAGCTATACCTTGTCAGCCTGAGCCAGATCCAATAACAACTCATTGGCCTCATTGGGTAGAAGTTAAAGAAGATAAATCTGATGATAAATGGTTTATAGAAGCTTGGAATAGATTAGACAAAGAGCATTTAGAAGATGGAACATATGAATTATGTGGACCTCATTTTCAAACAAATCCTTATAATTTAGAATCTGATACTTTCTTTAAACATGGTAATAAGATATTAGATAATGTTCCTAGAACTTTTGAAGGAATAAAAGATTATTTAAATACTCATTATATAGAAGGTATTGTATTTCATAGAGAAAATGGTGATATGTGTAAAATTAAAAGAACTGATTTTGGATTTATATGGAATAATAAAAGGAGTAAAAGATAATGAAAATAATAGATGTATTATATGATTCTCATCATATACAAGGATGTCCTACTTGTGATTATGGTAGTACTTATTTATCTGATTTTACATTAGTATATGAGGATGAACATGAAGTAAATTTTAGAATAGAAGGTGTTAATGGTAGTCTATTATCAGAAGGAAAACTAATGACAATACTTGCTAATACATCTAATGAACAAGAGATAAAAGAAGCTATAATACAGAACTGTAAAGATATTATAAAAAATAGCAGTATTCATTATTATAGTGGAAAGTTATATATAAATAATGAGGAGGTAAATTTAGATGAGTAAGATATTTTACACATCTGATTTACACTTTGGACATAGTAATATTATAAAATATGAAAATAGACCTTGGAAAACTATTGAAGAAATGACACAAGGCTTAATAGATCGATGGAATGAAAGAATAGGAATTAATGATACTGTTTATATTTTAGGAGATTTTGCTTGGAAAGGTAGTAAAGCTTCTATAGATAATATAAATGATATTGTTAAATCTTTGAATGGTAAAAAACATTTAATAATTGGAAATCATGATGAAGGATGGATAAATAGTATTGATTTAAAGGAAAGATTGTGGGAAGAAATAACTTATTATAAAAGAATTGAAGATCAAGGTAAATGTGTTATTCTATCTCATTATCCTATCGAAGATTGGGATAGACAACATTATGGATCTATACATATTCATGGCCACTTACATAATAATCCTAATAAAATAGATCAACCTAATAGATATAACTGTGGATGTGATTTATGGGATTGGTATCCTATAACTTTAAAAGAAATGATAGATAGATTTGGATATAAAGAAATAAAGGAGAACAGATATGGCTTGGTTTAATGACTGTTTAATTATTAATGATAATACTAAATTAAAGGCATATGGTGAACATGATGGGAAATCATATTTAGCTTATTTTAATGATATTCCAAAAGATGTAATGTATTTTAAATTTGCATCTAAATGGAGATTAGAAGAATTTCTATATACTCATGGTATAGAAAAATTTGATTATAAATCTTCTAATGGAAATATTATAACTAAAGTTTGGGAATATATACCTAAAGAATTAGAAGAGTGGAAAGAAGATAATTTTAGAACTGCAAAGGAAAAGAAACAAGGATATCCTGATAAATATAGTTGGGATGACTGGAGATGCGGTCATTATATAAAGGAGAAATGAATATGACTAGAGAAGAGAAAGAGTTATGGCAAAAGAAAGAACATGATGAATATGAGTATTTAGATTCTATAGATATTAAAAAATATCTGAAAAATAATGCAAATGTTTGGGACTGTATGGATAGAATTCGCAAAGATCATAATAAATTATATTGTGAAAAGTATAATGATGATTTTGGATTATTTAATTATACAGGTACTGATGATTTTTTAGATTATATTGTTAAAAGATATCCTCATACAATAAGTTATAATGAATCTATTCAATATTATATATGTAATTTGGAGGATGAATAAAAATGATAATAGCTCCAGCAATAAGAACTAAAGAAGGTAAAGTATATGCTAGTAGAAATTCACATAGCGAATTAATAATATTATATCCAAATGATTTTAAATATGCTGAACAAGGATTTATAACAGATGATTTAAGATTTGTTAATAGAGAAGAAGCATTAATAATAGCTAAAAAAGAAAATCCAAATTTAAATAAGTTAGTAGATAATAATGAATTGTATTCAGAAGATCTATGGTTAGGAGATAGAAAATGAGTGATAGTTGGTTAGATGAAATAGTAAAATGTCCTTGGTGTAAAAATGATGTAAGAGAAGGAGATAGAATTTGGCTTGACGGAGAAGCATTATGTCCAGATTGTTATCAACACAAAAGAAGAAAATATTATGGAGATTCTGGAATATATAATGATAAATATGAAAAAAGAAAAGTAAAGGAAGAAGATTATGAATAAAGAATGGACAGGAAAATATTGGAATACTAGATTTATTGAATATAAAGAAACTTGGTATTCAAAGAAAGATTATGAAGAATATTTTGTTAAACATTTTGCTTTACATGAAGTACATTATGATGAAATGGATAATCCTGTTGCATGGACTTCAGAACCTGTAGATATGAGATTTCAAGATTATGATGATATTAAAGTTACTATGAAACATATGAAAGATGCTTTAAAAAGAACCGTATTAAAAATAAAGGATAATAAACTGATAGATACTGGAAAATTAGTTAAAGATTATAGAGAAAAAGATTTAACTAATTATGATGTTGATAAAGAACTTAGTAAATATCCTGATGAAACTTTAGAAGATATTATAAAAAAGGAGTCTGAAGAAAATGTTTTTAAGGAAGGAAACGAGGAAAATTAAAACTGGTCAATATAGATTAGTTCAATTTTGTAATGATTGTGGATCTGAGAATATAAGACTTGTATGTAATAAGTGTGGATCTCATAATATAAAACATCCTGCTTTTAATGATTTATTATCAGATGATAAAAGAGGTATGCATGAAATAGAAGAAGAGAAAACTTTTATAGTATGCAAATGTGATATATGTGGAAAAGAATATGATAATAGAGACTGGAATCAATATATTTATTATTATGAAGGGGAATTCGGAGCAGGTAGACCTGATTCTGATTGGTATGTTCAAAATGAATTTGAATTAGGTAAAGATTTATGTAATGAATGTATGGCTAAATTTACTGCTCATTTAAATAAAAAATTAGATGAAATCACTTGTAAAGACTTTGTTTTCAAGGAGTTGAAAGATTTAAAAAATATTTTATAAACCCCGTTCCATCTTTTAAAATATATAGTATAATATATTTAAGAAAGTATGTAGAAAGGAAGAAAAATACTATGGAAAAAATCGTTAAGGAACTAATGAAAAATTTAATAGGAGGTATAATAGGAACATTACTAATATTAGGATTTTTCTATATATTAGGGATAATAGAACAATTTATAGAAAATCATTTTTGGTTAATGATACCTTTATCAATCATAGTAATAATTATGATATTAAAAGAAGTAAGTAATTGTGATTAAGGCCTATAAAAATATTATAGGAGAGGAAGTGAGAAAAATGAAAAAGACATGGGATAGAGGAAAGAAAAGACTAACACCAGCTGAGAAAATAGAAGCTCAAAACTGGCAAAGAACAAGAGTTAAAATAATTAATATGATAGCTAGAAAACCTGAAATTCAAAAAATATGTTGTATATGTGGTAAAGAAGGTAAAACATTACATAATAGAAAAGATCCATATTATATTACATTTATTTGTGATGAATGTAAAAAAGATCCTAATAATTTGATCATTGCTGAAGAATCAAGATTTGATGTTAGAGATAGAATAGATAAAGCTGGTACAAGTGTTAATAACTATAATGATGAGCAAATAATTAGAATAATTACTAGTTATATGAACTCAATAATGACACTTGGAGAATTTTGTGAACAAGAAAATATATCAAGATATCAATTTAATCAGGTATTAGATAGATATCAAAAACTCTGCCCATCTCATAATATAAAACAACTAACACACAACCATTTTAGAAGAATACAAAAAGAAAGAGCAAAACAACTTGCTGATCAAAAGAAATTAATGGAATAATATATGAAACAGGTAAAATAATAATAGAATAGAAAAATAAAATCTAATAAATGAAGGAGAAATATATTATGAAGAGTAAAGAAGAGTTAGAAAAAGAACCAATGCCATATGATAATGAAACTCCTAAGAAATGTCCTAAATGTGGTAATTGGTTTTTAAGTTATCCTGCTTTATCTAGAAGAGATAACAAAACATATATATGTCCTGATTGTGGTGTAAAAGAAGCTATGGAAGATTATATGTCTTCTATAAAGAAAGAAGGATTAGAAGAAGCTACAGCAAAAGCCTTACTTGAAGATCCTGAAAATGAAGCTTTAACAAAACCTTTAACAGAAGGAGTTGATTGGAGCTATTATGATAAATTTGAAGACTTAGTAAATAAATATATGCCAGATCAAGGAGAAGGTGAAACATTTGCATCTCAAATAGTTACTGCTGTAAATAAATTAATTTATAAATGGTATAATGATGGTGATGTGTTTGATAATGTAAATTCAGGATTAAATGGATGGGCTAATGATTTATCATCTTATGCTAATTGGTTATATAAATATGCACCAGGAGATGTTCCTCAAATATTAAAACGTATATATGATATAACAGAAGAAGATGACTATGAAGTATTATTAAGAGAATTAGCTGATTATTGTTTAAATGAAAATTTCTTAGATTCTTTGGAAAAATCAAAACAAGGTAGTATATATGATTGTGAAGGCCCTTTTGAATTTAATGAACATTGGGATGATGAAGACGAAGATGAATATTATAATGAAGATGACAATTTTGATGAAGATGAGGAAGAAGATTTAGATGAATCTAAAAAATTAAATGAAGGTGTAAATAATCTTACTATAAGAACAGGATTAACTGATAGAAATGCTTATGATGTACTAAGTTCAGTTGAAGGTCAGTTATCTGATGGTATATGGGAAAATAGTCCTGGAATGGATAGATTTTGGCAACATATGTCTGTAGATTATGAAGGCAGTGAAGTTGTTGCTAAGTTTGATACTAGTGATTATTCTTCAGGATTTAGAGGCAAAGATGAATTACAAATTAAAAAATGGTTAGCTAATAAAGTTAAACAAATAGTAAAAGAAGAAGGTTTAGACTGGAAAAGAGATAATACTGAAAGAGTATCTTATATGCATGGTAGTGTAACAGTTCAAGATGCATATAGAGTATATGATAAATTATTAGGAAGAAAGGATTATATTCCTGATCCTAATAAGAAAGAAGAAGCTAAAGAAGTAGAGACAAAGAAATTAAATAAAGAAGAATTATTAAATAAGTTAGAAGATTATGTATTAAATCAATATACAGTATTTAATGAAGATCTTTATGAATTCTTTAATGATATACAATTAAATGATAAAGATAATAATAAAAGATCAATATTTATATATTTTGATAATGATCAGGGAAAATTTTCTGTTACTGTAGGAGCAGCTGGAGCTAGAACTTTTGTAGATACTGTAGATGAAATAGCTCAATTTATAAATGCTGAAATAGCTAAAGTAAATGCTCAAGATGAAGAAGTAAAAAAATTAGCAACTGAAGGTAAAAAATATCCAAATAGAATAAAAACTTCTGATGGATATATATTAACTAAAGTAGATGATGGAACTTATGAGAATTCATTTATACCTACATATATAAATGAGGCAGGAAGTGAAGTTTTAGTTCCTGATATAGAAAAATATGAAATAATAGAAGAATCTGATGAAATAAAAACAGATTTAGGTACTGAACCTGGGTCAGATGAAGAAGCTAAAAAAGATAAAATAGAAGGAAGAAATTTCAAAGATGAATTTAATGCTTTATCAAAAGAAGAACAAGATAAATATAAAGAATTAATTCCAGTTAATCAAGCAGGTTTATCAGGAGATAAAGCAAAAGCTTTAGCAGAACAATATGGTTTAGATGCAGGAATATTATATTGGGTAGCTAATATAGGAAAATTTGATTTAAATGAATCTAGTGATTTAGATAAAGACCATGATGCATATTTAAAAAGAATGGATAAACAATATAAAACATTTTGTAGAAACCTAGAATTAGATGAAAAAGATCCAGATGATGCTCTATCAGCTTTAGATGAATTAGAAGGTCAATTTGGAGATGAAAATGGAGAATATCAAGAATTAAGAGAATTTATATATAATGAGTTATTAGAATCAAAAGAGATAAAAACAGAAGGAACAAAACAAAAAAGAATATCTCATTATAATGAATTTGATAATGGTCATGTATTACATGCTTGGTATGAAATGTCTAATGAAGAAGCTGAAGAAAAAGCAAAACAAGCTTCTATAGAAAATCCAAATGATGTATATTATGTTCAATATGATGATATTATGAATCCTTCTTCTGAATTGAGATGGTTTAGAGGTAAACAATATACTATTGATACAATAGATAAAGAAGGTAGTGAATATTTTGAATATAGAAATTCAAAGAAGCTTAAAGACGATAATGATTAATAAAATTTATAAAAATTGCGATATTTAAAATAAGTAAAATATTAGTAGGATAAGTGATATCCTACTAATTTTTTATTTTATAAGGAGAGAAAAATATGGCAGTGATAACTCCACAAATAAATAGAATATATAGAATGAACGAATTTGATTTATTAACTACCAATAAAAAACAAGGCAATATGTATATGTGCTTAGATACACAAAGATTATATTATGATGAATCAAATAGTAGAAGAGTAACTTATAGTTATACCGGAGTTAATACTTTAAATGATTTATTCTATTATATGACACCTGCTTATGGAACAACTTATTATTGCTGGGAAGATAACTCATTATGGCTATGGAATAATAAATGGGTTTCTTTATATACAGATACGAGTTATCCAAGTGCATATGTATATGATGACAATAGAAATATAACTGATGTATATAATGGAAATCAACCATATACTGTTTTAGATAATAATGGTTTATTAAAAGATGGATCTGTTGTTATTCGTGATAAAAATCGTATTATCAAAGGTAAGATTTATATAGAAGAATCTAATGATAATATGGTAATATCTTCTTTTTTAGGAGGAGGTATTAGATTATTACCAAATGGTAAAATGAGTTCTAATGATGAATTATTATTAGGTGATAATGGTAAATCATATTTAAGATCAGAATTTCATAATAAAAATAATCAAATGTTTGTTGATTATTCCGAAATACCAGAGGAAGATCCTTCTGAGTATCCTAAAGATGATCATATATATGAAGTATTTCATGAAGGAAACTTAGATGTATCTGCTATAAAAGTTATAACTCCGCAGGATATATATTCTAAACTACAAGATCCATCATTACCAAGTCCTTTAGATATTAATGTTAAAAGAATTAATGGTATGACATTAGATGATATATCTCTTGTAGGTCATAGTCATGTAGCTAATGATATTATAGATTTTAACTCAGCTGCTAGAGATCAAGCATTGGTTCAAGTAAATGATGTATTCTCAAGAATGACAGCTGAAGGTATAACTGTAAATTATAATTCACAATCAAGATCATTTAGAATGACTGCAAATCCGTTTACATTAACTTTTGCTGGAGGGGCTTCAGGAAGTGCTCTTGTTAATAAATTAACTGATACTACAGTTAATCTAGAAATAGATGGTTCAAAACATCATCATACAGATTATGAAGCTACTATGGTTGATTTACAAGATCAGATAGATGCTATTTCAACTGTAGATCCTGAAAATTATTATAATAAAAATCAGGTAGATAATAAAATAGCTTCCGTAGCATCTACTGATATTCCTACAGCAGGAAAACCTTTAAAAGTAAATAATGATCTAATATTACCAGGAACATCAGCTTCTACAAATGCTTTAGCAAATGCAATTAGTATTAGTTTAACTGGAGATATAACAGGATCAGTTAGTACAGATTTAAGTGGAAATGTTTCTATAAATACTTCTGCAAATAATATATTAAGTCAAATACCTACTGAAGGAAAAGCCTTAGCTGTTAATGCAAATGGTGATTTACCAGGTAACGCTCAAACATCTTCAGCTTTAGACCATCCTATAAGATTAATAGTAACAGGAGAAGCTAGTGGTATTGTAGATATAGATACTTCTGCAACTCAAGCAAGTATTAATTTAACATTAGATCCTGGAAGTAATATTGTTCAAAGTTCTGATTTAGGTGTAACCGTAGCTACTTTAGGTCAAGATGGTAAATTAACACCTTCTCAATTACCTGCTTCTCAAACAGGATTAGTACCTAAAGGTAATTGGAATCCTCAAACAGGAGCTCCAAGTAATAATCCTATGGAAGGTCAGTTCTGGATAGCTGATACAGAAGCTACATTTAATAATAAATTGTTCCAAGTAGGAGATTGGTGTTTATATTATGATGGTACTTGGAATAAAATTGATACTAATGATAATGTATTAAGTGTTAATGGAAATACAGGAGCTGTAACATTACAAGCTTCTGATGTAGGAGCTTTAGATACAAATTATATTAATTATACAATAGGTAATACAATACCTCAAAATAAGATAGTTGTTACATCTGGAAATGGTATAATAGAAGGAGCCTCAGTATCTAATCTAACATCTGCTTTCTCTATTAATTCTGATAATGGTGGAGATGTCGAGATATTAGGAACAAGTTCAGCTGTATCATCAGATGGTTCTTCAAATTTTGGATTAAAATTAGGAATAACTCAAACTGGTTATGATAATATATTTAACAATATAGGCCATGATGTTTATGCATTTGGATCTTTAGTTCCATATAGACATATATTAGATTTCGGTGAAGGTATAACTGTTACTAATACAAATGATAGAATAAGAATAACAGCTAATACAAATTTACCATATGAAGTTTTAAGATATAGTAATAATATGAGTTCTGATGAATTAACTGATTTTATTAATTTATTAAATTCATTTATACCTAATAGAAATACTAAACCAATTTATATATTTGCAGAAAATAATACAGATAATAAATTTAATATATTCTGTATAAACTCAACTTTACCTAATCCTACCGCTCAAAGTTTAACATGGCGAGTTTTAGGATTACATGAACATTGGAATGTAATTAATCAAAACCAACCTGCAAGTACACTTAATATGATTAAATATTACTTTACTATTACATTTAGAAGTGAGGGTAGTACCTTTGTTGTAGATAATGTATCAAGTAGTTACTCAACATCATCTGAAGGATCTTTCTTGAAAGCAGATTCATATACAACTGGTTCATATAATCCAACTCAAGATTATCATCCAGCTACTAAAAAATATGTAGATGATAGAGCTATATCATCATACACTACTACTTTAGGAGATAATATAAGTATTACATTTACTGTAACTCATAATTTAAATTCTTCTAATATAATAGTTCAGTTTAGAAATTCTACTACTGGAGAACAATTATATATAGATAATAGTATTATTGATAATAATACTATTAGAGTTAATACATCGGTTGTTTATGATATTAATGATTTACAAGTATTCATACTAAAAATATAAATAGAGAGGAGAAAAAATGGCTGATCTATTTTCTAGCAAATCATGGCACTGGCGTCCTACTATGTATCTATCATGTAGCTATTCTGCTACTAGAGCTAGTGATAAAACTCCTTATGTGCATTATAAATTTGATTTTTATAATAGTCTGGGTTCAGGAGCTTATTATGGTTCTTCTAATGCTTTAGGTATTAAAGTAACAGTAGATAATGCTTCAACTATCGGTTACCTTGTTGGTGGTAACTATAGTGATACTAGTGGATCAATTGAATTTGATAGATATAATGATAATTCTTCAGGAGCTAGTGGTGTTACTATAGATATATGGTGTCATCAAGGAACATATGCAAATCCTACAGGTGAATCTAATAATTGTACAGCTGGATCGGGTTCTAGAGCTACTGATATTGGTAATAGAACTAGTTGTCCATATCATGGAACTTGGTCAGATACAGTATATTATCCTGCATATAATCCATATACTCCTTCTTCTATATGGTTAAATCCTGATGATTATACAAGAATAGCAAAAGTACAATCTACTTCTACAACTGGATCTGGAAAACAATGGGGAGTGCATTATAGTTATAATTCGGGTTCAAATTCAAATTGTCCTATAACATTAGCTATTCATGATTATAATGCTACACAATGGGGAGTTAGATGGGAACCTGTATTAAGAAGAGTTACAGGGTCTTCATCAGGAGTTTGGGATTATTATGATTTAGGAACAGATAAAGGTTTTTCTGACGGTCAAAGATATAGAATTACTTTAGTATCTAATGGCCGGAGAGGCTCTATCTCCTAGTTCTTGGGATCCTAGACAAGGATTAGTTATTTATACATATAGAATTCCAACTTTAAATAATTCTATTACGGCTACTAGAACTTCACAAAATGCTAATCAAGATAATAAATTTACAATATCTGGTACTAATAATAGAGCATGGTCAGCTTATGAAAATGATTTTGTAACAAGATATAGAATAAAGAGAGGTTCTGCAGATTATACTGGTTGGACCTCATTAGGAAATATAACTTCTTGGTCAAGAACTGCTGCAGAAATGAGAACTTTAGTTCCAAAAGCTAATGATGGTCAAAGTATAATTTTACAAATGGAGAGATGGAGTACAAAACTTAATACAAGTACAACCATTTATGAATCTACAAATAAACCTACTATTACATTTACTGTTTATTATAGACCTAGAATTGGTATAGTTAATAATAACGTTTCATATAAGGACAGTTCAGGAAATAATATACCTAAATCTAAAGTAATAGCTAAATCAAAACTAACTGATGTTACAGTTTCATGGTCTTATGATACTACACAAGCTCAAGCTGGATATACTCAAGGATATAGAATAAGATTATATAATAATGCAGGAACTGTGGTTAAAACATATTACACATCAAACAAGAATTATGTTATTCCAAAGAATGATATACCTGCAAATGGTTTATTAACTTATATAGATATTACACCATATTTTAAAAATGATACAGAAACTCAAGCTAATTTCTGGTATTATAATGGTACAATAGAAAAAATACCTTTTATTATTGTTATGAATAGATTAAATAAACCTGTTATAACATATCCTATCAATAATAGCAATTGGATAAATGATGATTTTAGAATTTGTTTTCAACTTCCTATTGATCCTGATAAAGATTCTGTAACAGGAACTTATAAATATGATAATATAGAATTTGATATAAATGGAAAAGTTTATAAATTTGCAAATACAGATGGTACAAGTTCGGGAGCTACACTGATAAGTCAAAATTATACATTTTCATCTTTAGTAAATGATTTAACATATCAAAAGAAAATTATAATATGGCCAAATGCTAATAATATAACCAAAACATCTACTTATATAATGAGAGTAAGAGTTAAAAAGCCTTATAATGCTACAGCCGATACAGAATATGGATGGAGTGAATGGTCAGATAAAGTAACTATAATAAAAGTAGTACCTAGTTATTCAGTATCACAAGGAGATTTTATAATGGCAGCTCATTATAATACTGTAAGAGATGCTGTTAATAATGCAAAAAATACTTATGCAGTAACAGGTGGTGTACCTGATAAAGCTATAGCTAAAACTACTATTATTCTACAATCTCAATATACTTATGATAATATTTTTAAAAGAATTGTAGAAACTAAAAATCAAGTTAATAATTATGCTCCTGTTCATAATGATTTAGTAAAAGTTAAATTTGATTATCAAAATCAGATTATAACATCATTTACAACAACTGATGAATATGTTACAGCTGCTAAAGATGGAACTGGTGGTAGAAATTATATGAAATATTTATATGATAATGTAATATTATTAAAATAGAATATAATTTATAGATATATAAAGAGATTATATGAAAATAATCTCTTTTATTTTTGTGTAAAATATTAATAGATGAATAAAAGATAAGGAGGCAAAATAAATGGCTCATCCAATAGTAAATTACAATGGAGAAGATATTACATGTTATCCTGGTTCAAACCAACAAGATGACGGTAAATTGAATCTTGAATTTAATATGGCTAGATTTGTAACTAGAGTATCAAGTAAGAACTTCTGTATAGTTAAACCTTCTTTTGAATTGAGTTTAATAAGTGATATATCTACAGGAGAACCTTTGATAAGAGTATTAAAAGGTCAATGTTCAATTAATGGTATGGATCTTATTATGGAGAATTCTATTACAATAGGAGCTCCAGATGGAATAGGAAAATGGTATTTAGCATTCAAACTTGCTAGAGATAGCTCTAGAAATGTTTTAGGTGATTTAGTATATGGTTCTTTAAGAACTTTTAAAGGAGTATATCTAACATATTTTGATGAGAAACCAGATCCTGTAACAGATCCAGATATATTATATTTAGGTTCAGTAGAATGGGATGGAACTAATTTTTCTAATTTAGAAGAAGACGAAGATAAATATGGAAGAATATGGGCAGAAGATATTCTATGTAAATTTTTAGATCCAAAACATCCAGATATAAGAAGATTAAATCTTCAAGAATATATTTATAAAATTCCTGATTGGTATTTTTCTAAAGAAGGAGATATTGTATATGGACCTATTACAATAGCTGATAATAGAGAAAATAGTAATCCTGGAATTATTATGAATGTGGATGAAAATGGTTCTCATATAACTATTAAAGATCCTACAGTAAATAATAATCTATTACAATTTTATGGAGATGTTAATAGAGATGGAGTTATTGATGCTGAAGATTTAAGAATAATCCAAACTTTTGTTGATGGTACTGCTACTCCTACAGACTTAGAAAAAATATTATCTGATGTAAATCATGATGGTGTTATAGATGATAAAGATATAGAATATATTACTAATTTTATAAATCAAGATCCTAAAACTAACTGGGGTGATACTGGCAATATTTATTATATTGATAATTCTGATAGAGATATAAATATTGATGTTGAAGGTAATACTTATAAATGGAGTATAGGAAAAGGAGAAATTTACGAATCAGAAACTGATAATAAATTACATATTCACAATAATGGTGGAATATGTATTGATGCAGAAGGACCAGTTACAATAGAAGGAGATAATGAAATATCATTATCTACTGAAAATACAAATTCACCTAAATTAACTTTAGATAATAATAATGTTAAAATAACAGATCCGAATGCTCCTAATTTAGCATTTAATTTTACATTCACAGATGCTAATACAGCTAAATTCACTGTAGGAAAGGCTATATGGCAATATAATAATTCTAATCAAGTAGTATCATTATTACAAGATAATGTAAGCTTTATGAAAATAAGTCCTAAATCAGATTTCTTAAATGATGTTAGAGCTACAACTACATTATATTTAGGATCTACAACAACATTTGGACAAGAGAAAACTTGGTTAAAAAATAGTGAATGGCAAATAGCAAATGCTGATGCATCTATAAAAACAATATTTACACCTGGAGCTATTAATGAAATAAATAATACAGCTGATGCTGGATATTATTTAACAAGAAATACTGCTAATACATCATATTCTAAATTATATAATAGTGGTAAATTAGAATTATATAACGCAAGCACATCTGTTAATCCAATTATTTATTGGAAAGATGATAATAGTGCTATGGATGTTAGTTTATACAAAACTGATAATCAAAAAATATTAAATTTAGATGGAGCTTTAGCAACTAATAGTACTATAACAGCAACTGGATTAATAACAGGTAATGGATTAAAAACTTCAAATGGTGTTGTAACATTTTCTAGAGGAACTGGTGGAGATGTAACAATAACTAAAGATAATAACGCTACAAATTTAAGAACAAACTGTAACTTCTATGTAGGAAGTTCAGGTGAAAAGAATTTATATGCAGGAACAACATCTTTAGGGAATACAACAGTTAATGGAACATTAACAGGTACTGGAAATTGGACTACAACAGGAACAATTACAGGATCTAAAGTTTATAATGCTGTATATAATGACTATGCTGAAGTATTTGAAAAATTACCAGAAGAAATAATAGAGCCAGGAGATATAGTATGTATAAGAGAAGATGGATTAGTTCATAAAGTAGAAATGATGTCAGATCTTGATGCTATAGTAGGTATATGTTCAAATACAGAAGGTGTATTACTTGGAGGAAAAGATTTAGAAGAAGATCAAAAATGTATTGTAGGTATGGTAGGTAAAATTTGGGTTAAAACAAATAATCCTTATTTAACTCCTGGTCAAATAGTTAAAGCACTTCCTGATGGAACTGTTGATTATACTAATAATAGAATTGAAAAATTTGGAGTAGTAATGTCTACTGTGAATGATCAAGGAAAGGTTAGAATAGTATATAACGGTTAAATCGGAAAGGGGAATATAAGTCATGAACAATAATGAAGCTAGACGTGAATTAGAAAAACTCTTTGGTAAAATCTGTTTTATAGAGAAGTTAGGTTTAAGATATATTCCTCCTAGTAAACGAAAGAAAATAAAAGGATATTCTAAATATGATGATATGTTAACTTATCACCATATTCATGAAAAACATCTAGGAGGAAAAGCTACTGTTGAGAATGGAGCTATTGTTAGAGGATATAATCATAAATGGCTTCATTCTTTACCAGAACGAGAAAAACAACTAGTGAATCAAGCAATGCAAAATTATAAAGCATCTGTTTTAAGAGCTAGACAAAATGGAATAGATATTAGACCTGAAGATATATTATCTCCTGAAGATATACAAGAAATTCTTGCAATGACTGCTTTATCTCCTTTAGATTTAGATACTGAAAAAAGAAAAGAAAAATTTAATAGAGCAAAACAAAAGAGAGAAACACAACAGTTAATAGATGATGCTTTATATGGAGAATGGGAAGATGAAGAAAGATAATGATAGAGATTATAAAAAAGAAATAATAGACAGTGTTGTTTCAGACTTACAAAAAAGAGCTGTACAGATTCATGAAAATCCAGATTTACCTGTTACAGCTCAATTAACTCAAATGGATGTTATTTGGAATTTAATAAAAGTATTAGGACATTATTCAGAAAATATGCAAGTTCTAGAAGCTTATAGATTTAAAAAACAAGAAAGAAAAAGATTAATGCAAGGTAAAGGAATAGCTGAATAATCATAGTTATTTGAGACATAAATATAGTAAATTTCAATTTTTATAATAAAATTGATACTTTATATATCTAAATATAAAAGGAGTTAAAATAATGAGTTGGGAAAATACAAGATATATAGTAGAAAATTATAAGAAAATAATTGATCAATATTTTAATAGAATGGAAAATGAAAAAATATATGTAGAGAAATATAATATTCCTAAAGCTACAAAAAAGAAAAATTATCAAGGGTTTTCTTTAGATACTTTATTTTTAAATATAAAAGAATATGTATTGTATGTTGAACATCATCAATTTACATCTTATTACTGGAATGATTATTATTTTCTAGAGCCTAGAATAGTAGAATTAACTCCTGAACAATATTTACAATATACATATATTATAGAAGATAGAGAATATACAAATATACAAGATATATTAGATAGACCTGATATTGTTAATGAGGTAGTTGATGATTATGCTACTAAAATAGAAAATGATGATAAGCAAAATCTTCCTTATATAGATTTTGTAGAAAAGATATTTGATGGAAGACATAGAGTATTAGGTGCATATCAAGCTGGTTTAACTGGAATACCTTGTATGATATTTATTTAGAAAGGAGATTTATAAAATGATATTAGATTTAACACAGTTACCAGCAGAGGTAACATTTAAAAATGTTAATGAAATAACAAAAATGAGATTGCTTAGTTTTATAGATAATTATATAGAAAAAGATGATACTATAACAATAACTGTATATAGCTCAGAAGAATTAGCAGTATTAAATAGAAGACTAAAAGATCTTAACATAGAGGTAGAAGAAAATGATAATTTACCTGATAAAATAGAAGCTGATACTAATATAATTGTTAGTTTTAAAGATTATATAAACCCTAATGTTTTTTCTGAATATGTTAGTGTTATTAAACGTTTGATGTATTTAGAAAAATATATAGCAGATTACAAAGCTGAACATGAAGAAAAAGGAGATATTGATGATCCTGAAATTCAAGCAGAAATGCAACGTTTAATGGATGAAGGTAATACATTAACTGAACGTTTAAGAACATCTTTTTCACATTATTTAGAATCAGAAAATTTATCAGTTGGAATAATGCCTACTAATATGGAATTATTAGTTCCTATATTGTATCGAAATTCTAAAAATGAAAATGAAAATGAATATATTATGTATCTTTATCCATCTATATTTGATGATTATCTTACAACATTAATTAAAGCATTTAATTCCGATGTTAAAATACATAAAGAAGAAGTAACTAAATCTGGTTGGTATAAAATGGATATGGATGATTCTGTATCAAATATTGATTTTACTGCTTGTGATACTCCTAAAAATATTAAATTAGATAATGTTAGAATTAGTAATTCAACTACAGATTTAGAATATATAGATAAAACTGTATATAAAAATATTTTTGAATCTATAATAGTAGAATAAGATAATATATTACAGAAAGAAAGGAGGTAAAAGAATTATGGAAAATAATGAAATATTAAATCAATTTATACAAATATTATTACCTATACTTGCTACAGCAATAACAGCATTATTTACATATATAGGAACAGCTCTTAAAAAAGCATATGAAGAGAAAATAAATAATGAAACTGCTAAAACAGTTGTTACAGATGCTGTTAAATTTGTTGAACAAGTATATACTGATTTAAGTGGAAAAGAAAAACTAGAAAAAGCCACAGCTCAAGTATCAGAAATACTACAAAGTAAAGGAATTAAAATAACACCTGCAGAAATAAACATGTTAATAGAAAGTGCAGTATATGGATTAAATGAAGGATGGTTTGATAAGAAAGAAAATCAAGAATTATTAAAAGATCTTAAATTATTAGCCCAAAATGTAAAACAAGAATCAATACCTGCACCTGAAGTTGTTGAAGAAGTTAAAGTTGAAGAATAATAATTTTACAATATTTAAAGAGTAGATGAAAATATCTACTCTTTATTTTTAGGTAAAATATTAATAGAAATATTGATTTTGAAAGGAGCAACTTAATGGCTACTTTAAATTGTTATAAAGAAGCTTTTCATACAGGTCCCTTAATAGATTCTTCAGGTAGTTTTGAAGTTTCAAAATCAGGATCAGGTAAAGTTAGAGTAAATGGTACAGTAACAATAGCTATACGTTCAGGTTGGCATTATAATACTCCTCCTGCTTTTGCATCTCAAAGCCAAAATTATGCTGGTTTATCTGTACAAATAGTCACCCCTCAAGATTCAACTGCTAGATTACCTTTTCAAAATATGACTACTTGGGATCCTTCTATTCCTGGATGGGTAACAAGATCAGGTAAAGGATGGTTTAATCCTCAAACAAAAAGTGGTAATCCTACTGGAGGTTCTTTTAGTATTTCTTATAATCAAGAATTGAATTGGACTAGTGGTGATTTAGTAGTATATTGTTATTGTGTATGGAAAACAAATGGAGAATGTGATCAAGGACATAGTAGAGAAGTAATTGGATCTTTATCTTTAAGTTCTTTATATCAAAAACCTACAATATCTATAAGCTCTAATACTAGTATATCAAATTATGATAGTAATAGATCTATAACAGTAGCAGCTAATACTTCTGGAGATGCTAATCCTACAACTGTAAAAGTTACTATTAATAATCACGAACATACTACTTCTATTGGTAATAATGGAGGAGATTATACATTTAAACCTTCTGATAGTGGTGTAGCTCATGCTAGTTCATATAGAGTAAAAGCTAGAAGAACTCATGATTATGATAGCTCTTTATATGCTGATTCTAATGAATTAACTTTATATACATATAAATTACCTGATATAACTTCTTTTTCAGTAGATCCATCTACAATTTCAGGTGATGCTAAAAATAATCCACAAATTAAGTGGTCTACAAATAATAGAAAATGGTCGTCATTAGAAAATCAATTTAAAACTTATTATAGTGTAGATAATGGTTCTTCTTGGAAAGATTTGGGTAAACATGATCCTACTAATAATGATGCCGGAAATACAGCTCAAACGTTAACTATAACAAAGTCTTTTTTAAATGGTATATTAAGTGTTGCTCAAAGAAGTACTGATAGTGCTACATTTAATCTTAAATTAAGAAGAAAAAATGAATCTAGTGGAAAAACTAAAGATACTTCAAATATTGCTGTAAAAGTTAATTATAAACCTACAAAAACTATTGGAGAAAATAATATTTTATATTATGATTGTAATTCTGATAATAAGACTCCTGATACAAGTAAACAATTATTTGCAGGAAGAGAGTATTTTATAGATGAACATCCTTATGTATATGTGCAGTGGACTTATCCTTCTGATATAGATGGAGGAGTTATTGATGGATATATATTTAAAGTATATACAGATAGTACTTGTAGTACTGTAAAAACTACTAAAACTCTAAATACAACTAACTTAACCACTGGTCAAGCTTTAAATATAAGAACTGAATTAAATAGAGGTACTATAAATTGGGTAGGTATTCAACCTTTTTATAATAAAGCAGATGGTTCCGGAAAATTATATGGTATTGAAAATAAAAAACAATTTATAAAACCAATTGGTAAATTAAAAAAACCAGTTATTGATGGCCCTTTAAATGGAACTAGTTGGCATAATAATCAATTTAGAATACTTGTTACAGCTCCTGCTGATGATGATTTTGATGTATTAGATGTTACAGCTGCTAATTATAGATATAAAGCTATAGAGTTAAATATAAATGATGTAACTTATACTTTTGATTTATATCCTACAATATTTAGTACAAATACAGTTACTTATATGAAACCTTTAGTCATTAATCCATCATTAATAGCATCATTTCCAAATACATCTTCTTTTAAAATTAAAATAAGATTCCAAAAGAATTATTATTCGAATATTTGGAGTGAATGGTCAGATACTTCTACTGTAAATAATTCCGCTATAAATGAAATAACACAAGTGGAAGGAATTAAGAAAGATGAATTAGTACTATTAAGACATTATACTACTGTTAGAAATTATAGTGTTAGATTATATGATGTATATTTTGCTAGTAGAAGTGCTTTACCAAGTACTAATAAAGAATTACCTGCAGAATCTATTATTAAAGCTGAAAACTATCAAGGTATATATGATTCTATATTACAAATTCAAAATAAAGTTAATAATTATGCTGTATTTGATAATGATAGAAACAATGTTAAATTTAATAAAGATATAGATAATTTTGCTGGAAATAATAAACCTACAAGAGGAGAAATAATAACACAAGATAAAATATCAAATAATCCTATAGGAAGAAACTATATGAATATTTGTATAGAATGTATGAATAAATTAAGTAATTAGAGAGGAGATTATAATGTCAAGTAAAACATTAGAATTATCAGAAGATATTTTAGCTGAAAAAACCTCTAAAATCATTCCTGAAAATATTAAAAAAGGTATAAAAATATTTGATGTAACAGGAACTTACGAAGGCTCAGGAGGAATAGACACATCAGATGCAACGGCTGTAGCTAGCGATCTTTGTAAGTATAAAACAGCTTATGTTAAAGGCAGTAAAATAACAGGTACTGTAACTGAAGTACGTAGTAACTCATCTGGAACTAATTGTCCTGTATATAATTACGATCGCTTCCCTAATAATTCTGAAGTTAGGGTTAGATCAAAATCCGCTTCTGATCAGTTATTACGAAATAATGCTATTGTAAATACATATGTTCCTTATTCTGATTGGTTTACTAAAGGACCTATCAAAAAATTTGATACTATTCAAGATATGAAAGATTCTACTGATAGTAATACAGGGGATTTAGCTGTTGTATTTGGAAGTACTTTGTTAGATATTTTATCAGCTGATCAGTTGTTTAGACATGTTCATATTCAAAAGAATTTTTCTATAGATTTGAGTTTTTTACAACGAATTTATGAAGAAGAAAGCTATTATCAATTAGAATTTACAGGCTATGATGATATTACTGGAGATTATGCTAGTGTGACAATTAATTTGATGGTTGAAGAAGCTGAAGAATATGAGGCTGAAAATGAGCCTTATTTTGTATCGTTGGATATTAATACAGAACAAGGATCTTCTTGGTCTAACATATACTATACAGCTATATATGATCCTGATAATCAAGCGTATAATTTTTCAGGAGATGCAGCTAATTATGACTTTGATTTTGACTTTGATTTAAAATATTATTCTACTCAAGCTCATTTTATAGAAGACCAATCTGTTATAAATTCTATAGTTAAAATAAATCAATTTAATTATGATGGATTTTATAAATACAATGGAGAAGAATGGAAAACTGCTCCTATAGGAGTTACTGCTCAAGCTAATCAGGTAATGAATAATGAAGTTTTTATAGGAATAGATGGAAAATCTACAGGTACTTTAGGAGGTAATATTGATACATCTTTTGTTGATAATGCCGCGTTTATATATGCAAAATGTCAACAAGTTTATGATAGCTTAACTCCTATAGATTTACCTAAGGTATCAGAAACAGATATTGCATGTATTCCTACTAAGAGTGATGGTACTTTATTATATAATTTACCTTCAGGTGATTATACTCAAAAATTTAAAGGCTGTAGAAAATTAATATATGTACCAGATATGTTAAATATAAATATAACAAGATCTGTTGCTACTTTTGAGGATTGTGAAAATTTAATTAAAGCACCTCAAATGAATCTTGCTAATTCTGAAGACACTTATGAAATGTTTAAAGGTTGTACTAGTTTGGTTTCAGTTCCCACTTATACAATAAAAGATAATATATGGATTTATGAAATGTTTGATAGATGCACTAGTTTAACTTCTGTTCCTAAATTAATTTTTTTAGGAACAAATAATAATGTTCATGGTTTATTTGCGCAATGCACTAGTTTAACTTCTGTTACTTTAAATGAATTTGATACAGATCATTTTACAAATATGTATGATCTGTTTAGAGGTTGTACTAATTTAGTAGATATACCTGTATTTACTACTAGCCATTTTACAGGTTCTTCTAACTTAGACGCTTGGGATCGTTGTTTTGAAAATTGTCCTAATTTAAGTAATCAAAGTTTAAATAATATTATGCAAATGAGTATTAATATGACTAATTTACAATATGCTAGAAGTAAAACATTAAAAAAATGGGGATTAACTAAAGAACAAGCTCAAATCTGTACTACATTAAGTAATTATCAAGCATTTATAAATGCCGGTTGGACAACAGGATATTAATTCTTTAGGTAAAATATTAATGATAATAATAAGAAGGAGGTAACTTATTATGGAAGAAACAAACAATACAGATAATGTTCTAGAAACAGTTAATGGAGTTTTTGTTGATAATGTATTAGACACCTTAGAAGTTCCAAAAATGACATTTGAAGAAGCCGATTCTTATAAAGAAGCCGAAAAAGTAGAAATTGAAGAGGAAGGTGGTAAATAATGAGTAAGGTTTATTACAATCAAACAGATTCAAGATGGAAAAACCACCCATATCCTGCTTATCCGGGTTATGAAGATAAAACAATAGGAACAAGTGGATGTGGCCCTACATGTGCTGCCATGGTAGTATCTAGTTCTAAAGAAATCATATATCCTGATCAAATGGGAGATATTTGTATTAATGAAGGATTTAGAGTACCTGGAGGAACAAGTGATAATTTATATCCCTATGTAGCAGAAAGATGGGGATTAGAATATAAAAGATTATCTAGTTCATATGAAACATTTGATTATGTTAAAAAAGGTTGGGCAGTTGTAATTTGCTGCGGACCTGGTTTATGGACTACTGATGGACATTTTATACTTGCTATAGGATATAGAGGAGATGAAATTTGTATATATGATCCTTATTTATATACCGGAAAATTTGATAGACCTGGAAGACAAGGACTAGTAGATTTAGAAGGAACAAGTGCATATGTACAAATAGATCAATTTAAAGCTAATTCAAATGCTCAAAGATTCTTTGCATTTAATATTGGAGGTATAGAACCACCTACACCTGGACCTCAACCAGATCCAAAAGTAGCTTGGGTTAATACACAATCTTTAAATTTAAATGTAAGAAATGCTCCTAATGGGGATGTAATAGGATCATTACCAAAAGGAACTCAAGTATTAGTATATGAAGTACAAGGAGATTGGGCTAGAATAGGATCAGATAAATGGGTAGCAAATTATTATTTAACTTATTCAGAGCCTGTAACAAAAAGAACAATGTATGTAAATACAAATTCATTACCTTTAAACGTTAGAGATAATCCTGGTGGAAATGTGATAGGTAGCTTACAAAAAGGTACTCAAGTAGTTGTAACAGGTCAATCAGGAGATTGGAGTAGTATAGAAAGTCCTGTAAGTGGTTGGGTATCAACACAATATTTAGCTGATTCAAAACCATCAGGAAGAAATACTGTAGGCGAAACTAGAAAGTTTAAATCTACAACTTATATGTATTCAAAACCAGATTTAACAGGTACTGTATATACATATAAAGCAAATACAACTGTTAAGATATTAGAAAATACTTCAAGTAATGTTGACAAAGTTATAGCTGTTGCAACTGGAAGAGTAGCATATGTTAATATAAATGCCTATAAATAAATCATAAATAATATAAGGAGACTATTGAAAAATAGTCTCTTTTTCATTTTTAAGTAAAATATTAATAGATGAAAAGAGAGGAGGTAACTTATAAATGGATGAAAATGAGGTTATCGAAGATGTTAACATCGAAGAATTAAGAAATTATGAAGAAGAGGAGGTAAAAGAATAATGGCATATATTGGACCAGATATTAGTGCTTGGCAAGGAGATATTAATATAGGAGCTTTGTCAAATCAAGTAGATTTTTTCATATTTAGATCTCATGCAGGTATTAGTAAAGATAGTAAAGTTGATAGAAATGTTAATTTAGCAATACAGAACGGAAAACCATATGGTTTATATATTTATTCATATGCTTTAAATACTGATAGAGCTGCTCAAGAAGCTCAAAATGTTATTAATTTAGCTAATTCATATGCAGTTAAACCTAACTTCTTAGTAATTGATATGGAAGATGCAGATGGCTATAAAAAAAGAAATGGTATGCCTTCAAATCAAACATTAAGAGATATATGTACAATTGAATGTAGAGCTTTCGAGAATGCAGGATACTATGCAATGGTATATGCTAGTTCATCTTGGTTTAATAATCAACTTGCAGGATTAACAGCTTTTGATAAATGGGTAGCTCATTGGCCAACAAGAGGAGGAAAACAAACAGGAATGAATACTTCTTCTGAAGGTGAAAATGCTTCTCGTTGTGGTATATGGCAATTTACATCTGATGGATATTTAAATGGATATTCAGGAAGATTAGATATGAATTATGGTTATAAAGATTTTATAGTTAAGGGCGGAACTAATCCAAGACCTGCTCCAACTAAATCAATAGATGAAGTAGCAAGAGAAGTTATAAATGGAGCCTGGGGAAATGGTGATGATAGAAAGCATAGATTAATAAATGCAGGATATGATTATAATGCAGTGCAAGCTAGAGTAAATGAAATATTAAAAGGTGGAGCTCAACCAGCTAAAAAGTCTATTGATGAAATTGCCAGAGAAGTAATTGCAGGGCAATGGGGAAATGGTGATGATCGTAAAAATAGATTAACTCAGGCTGGATATGATTATAATGCTATTCAGAATAAAGTAAATGAATTAGTAGGAGGATCTACTCCAAAGAAATCAAATGAAACAATAGCTGATGAAGTTATAGCTGGTAAATGGGGGAATGGTGACGATAGAAGAAGAAAATTAGAAGAAGCTGGATATAATTTCAGTGTTATACAAGATATTGTAAATAAGAAATTAGGAGGAGGAAGCTCTTCATCTAGAACATATACAGTTAAATCAGGAGATACATTATCTGGAATAGGTGCAAAATTAGGAGTTAATTGGAAATCAATAGCAGATAAAAACGGTATCAGATCTCCTTATACAATATATCCAGGACAAAAATTAAAATACTAATAAAATTCCTTTCCAAAAAAGAGTAGATTAAGTTCTACTCTTTATTTTTTATGTAAAATATTATTAGATTGAAATAATGTTTATAAATCCCGTTATTTTTATTTAAAAATGTTATATAATATGAACGAAAGGAAGATATGTTAAATGCTCTTAGAAAGTAAATTTCAAGGAATACCATCTAAATATGATTTTATGATCAAAGATTTCTACAAAGGTGGAGATGGATATTGGGTTATAGAATTTGAAGATGGTTATGATGATGGTTGTGGAAATAATTACATATGGGAAAAAACTAAAAAAGATTTATTAACAGTTTTAGCTACTAGATATGATGCAATTAAGCATTTAACAGAATCTAAATTATATTCTTTAACAGAAGCTTCAAGAAATGAATTATTAGCTTTAGCAAAGTCTGATACAATTACTAGATATAGAAAATCAGCTCAATATAAAGGATTTAGTATTGTAGATATAGATACAACTTCTATTTTTAGAACTGATACAATAACAGTAACTTGTAAAGTTGGAGATTATTATGATACAGTAGAAATGAATGATATTTTAATTTGGATTCAAATGGAGGCTGAAAGAAATCCTAATAATCAAGTAAATACTAAAGCTATAACTCAAGCTATAATGGAATCAATAGATGCTTTAGAAATAAAAATAAATTGTACTTGTCCAGATTTTGGATATAGATTTGCATATCAAGCTACACAGCTTGATTATAAATATGGTAAACCTGAAAATCGACCTGCTAATATTACTAATCCTCATAATTATGGTTCTATGTGTAAACATCTTATTGCTATGTTATCTAATAAAAAATGGTTACAACAAGTAACTGGAACTATAATGGATTTTATAGAGAAAAATATAGATAAAGTAAATGAATATTTAAGACCTAAAGAAGGTCAAGAATTAACATTACCAGATGAACTTGCAAGACAAAATGCTAAGAAAGGATTTTGGTCTAAATTTGCTAATCGTCAAGAGCAAATTGAAGAAATTGCAAACGATTATATTGAAGATAATAAAGATTATATTATGAATGCTGATACTTTCCATATTAAAGATAGTTTAATGAAATATGTTCAAGATAATTTTGCAGGAGCAAAATTACAGCCTAACGAAATTAATATTATGACTAGATGGATAGAAAAATATAAAGAGGATAATAAAAATTCAACACAAGAGCCTGATGAGAATATAGAAAATAATGAGGAGGAAGAAAATGAAGATAACGAATAATTTAGCTAAAATAATAAAAGAAGAGTTTCTTCAGGATTGGAAAGATTACAAAGATAGAAATAATATAGAAGAAGATGAAGATTATAAATCTAATTTAGATTCTTATATTGAAGAATGGGTACCAGAACATGAAGATTATTATGATGCTATTATAGAAGAAGTTGATTCTTTAGATGAAGTTGAATACTTAACAGATCAATTGGATTATGAAAAATATCAAGAAGCTGAAGCAGAATTATATGATTTTATAGAAAATTTAAAAGAGGAGGCATAATAAAAATGGATAGAATTGATTTATTAAAGAGAAGATTAGATAATGTTCAATATAAATTATCAACAGCTCCTTTACATTATGATACAAGTAGATTAGAAATAGAAAGGGATAAAATTATGGACGAATTAAATGAATTAGAAAAATCTAATAAAACTGAAGATATAGAGTTTCATCCAACTCAAGAAGAAAATGAAGTAGATAATAATTTACAAACTCAATGGGATGTAGCTTTAAAGATATTAAATTTAGATGGTGATGATGTTATAGGTAACTATGTTTATTATGATCATGCTACTATTGAACAATTACATGCTTTAATAGAAGCAATGCCTGATTTTTGGGATCCTGAAATGGCTCATAATGATTGTCCCGGAAATGGTGTCTTATTAAAATTTATGGAAGAAAATCCTCAATTTGTAGCTGAAATAGGTATAGCAAGCCCTGATAGATCTGATTATAGATTAGAAATAGTAGGAGTTAAAGCAGAGTCTAATAAAGAAAATAAAGTGATTCTTTATGACTTTATTAATTCATTAGGTATTGATAATCAACCTGATGAATATGGTGAATATAGCGGTTATACTAGAGCTTGGTGGGATTAGAGGTGATATTATGTCAGATATAGAAAAAAGAATTAGATATTTATATATGTATTATCTTAAAGAAGGCATAGATGATAAAAATCATATAATGAAATATATTCTAGATGATATAGGTTCAACTGTAGATAATGTAAAATTAATTCAATCTATTTTTAAAGAAGATAATACAGAATTAACTGAAGATCAACAAAATAATATATTAAAAGACGCTAAAGAATTAGAAGAGCAAGGATATTTTGATCAAGATTCTTATGTTAATATCTTAGAAAATTATTTAGAAAAAGATGAAAGTTTTTCAGTTAAAAAAGCTTTTGAATATATGGAATATCTTAAATATGCTCCTGATTCAGACTTATATATTGATTTAGATGACACTGAAATGTTTGAATCTTATATAAATAAGGAGGAATAATCAATGTTCAGAGTTAAATGTAAAGTAGCTGATTGGTGTGAAGGTAATGATAGAGGATATTATAGAAAACCTAAAGAATTTATATACACTAATAAATTTAAAACAGAAAAAGAAGCTCAAGAATTTATGGAAAAAGAAAAAGCAAAACATACCCCTCCTAAAACAAGAGCTTCTATATATTCTGATTATGAAGTAATAAAAGACTTAGATGAGAATTTTGATATATATAAAAAAGATCAAAAATATAATATTATATATTCAGACCAAGATGGTAAAGATAATGAGTTTGAGTTTACTCCAAAAGAAGATATGAGTAAACCTGAGATGATAATGAAATGTAAAGAAGCTAACAAAAATTTTATTAAATTAAAAGAAATTAAAAAATTAGAGGAAGGAGTTCATAAAATGGAAGAAAATCAAAATATAAATACACTTGCTGATCTAATCAAAAGTAGAGATGGAGAAGGATTAGATATAGGTGATAATACTATTGATATGATAGTATATTTTGAATATGATGGAGATAGTGATGATACGTTTGATAGATGTTTAAAAACTATAGCTAAAGGAACTAAAGTTATACAATATGAAGATAATTATGCTGTTGTAGATTTATATAATTATGTAAAAGAACATTTAGGAGCTTTTGAAAATTATTTTGATTTATCTGGAACTACAGAAGATGAGGAAATAGCGAATTGTGTAGATACTATATTACCAGGATTATTTTCAGGATATACAACTGATTCAGTATATAGTGCTTTAAACAATGATTTATTAAAGGGAGTTCAAAAGAAAGAAGAATCATTTGAAGATAGTAAAAAATTTATGGCTGGTGAAATATTAGCTATAATAGATAGATATATTCATACAAGCGATTTAGAAAATTTATTTAAAGAGATGGATATAGATCAAAGTATTTATGAAGGTGACCAAGATATTCCAGATGGTAAAATTCAAGATATAGTAGAAATAGGATTACAATGGTTATTTGATCATTTACAACCAGAAGATTATAAAAGAGTATTAAAGAATGATTTAGAGATGACAGATGAAGAAATGGAAAAATATGGAGTAGAATTAGATGAATCTAAAAAAGTAGAAGAAGAACAAATTAATTATAGTACACAATTAAAAGAATTAGTTGAAAGAGCTCAATATGAAATGGGATTAGATGAATTTTATAATTTCTTAAAATTTGCTAAAGGAATTATAGATAAAAAATTAAATGATAATGAGCCTGTTAATAAGATAGAAGAAGATGTTAAATTTAAAGTTAATGATAATTATTTTCTAAATAATAATTTAATATGGGATCAAAGAACTGGAGATCTTGCTATAGGTATTGGAGCTTCTCAAATAGAAAATATTAAAGAAGCTGAAGATCAATCAGGGGTAACTGTAGATGAGAATATTAAAAAGTATTTAGAAGAGCATCCTGCTAATTTATTTATAGTAGAAGGTCAAGTACCTAATATAAAAGTAACTTTGTTAGGAGATCAATCAGGAAATCCTACTAAAATAGATAATTTAAGAGTTAATGGATAGGAGGTATGAAAAAATGAAATTAGAAGAATCTTTAATCAATAAAATCATAGAATCAGAAAATGAAGTTATTGAAGAATCTAAAGAAGAAAAACAAGTTAAAGGTGTATATACAGTAGATAATTCTCATTCAGTACTTGTTTATGATATTAACTATGGTATTGATGATGAAGTAGAATGGGCTTTATCAAACGATAAAGATAATATACAAACATCAACTATAGAATATGCCTACGAAGATGATGAAGGACCTTTAGAAGAAGCTAGACCATTTTTCATGGTAGGAGATATGCGAGTATATTTAGATGAAGTTATGAGAACTGATTTAACAGAAGGTGTAGAAAAATTACAAGAAAAAGAAGCTAAATTAGATCAAAATGTTAAAGAATGGTTATTACAGGAATATCCAGAAGAAGAAGATTTCTTAGTAGATATGGATGATACTTTAACATTTAAAGATGTTTATGATAGAATGTTAAAAGGCGAAGAAATTTATGAAATAGCAAACATTAGTGATAGCACAGATAGAGAATATATATTTAACGGTCTATCTGAAGCTACTGGAAAAGATTATGAATATTTCTATCAATTATGGGTAAATGGTCCTACAAATCCTAAATTCTTAAAACAAGCTATCAAAGAAAATAACGGAGAAGTAACTGATGATATAATTGAATTAGCTATTAAAGGATATTTAGATAATTCAAGTGGAATATTTACAGATGATAGTGCTTATGATATAGCTGATTCATTAGTTGGATTAGATGATATGGGAGCATCTAATGAAGAAATGGTTAAAAGAGTTAGAGATGTGTTACATTCAAGATTTAAAAATAAATAAAAATTATTAAAAAGAACTAGTTGAAATATACTAGTTCTTTTTTATTGCTCTGTTTCTGTAAAATATTAATAGATTAATGAAAGGAGAAATCTATTTATGTTATTCGTAGAATTAAATGATGGAACTAAACAAAATTTAGGACATATAAGTGAAATTAAAGTAGATGGATCTGATGTAGTCTATTATGGAGTTAAAGGATCTTTAGATGGATACAGAGAGCATTTTGATACAGAAGAAGATGCTCAAGCAAGATTCGAGGATCTACAAAAAGAGTTAATCGATTAAAAATTAAATAGAGTTAGTAGAAGCGGAAACAAAATCTAATTCAAGGGCTCTGGGATACAGAGATGTTAGATGGAGGTGAGTGATCAGTATGTTTATACTTTTAAAGAATGGGGCTATGTTGAATTTGTTTTGGTTACAAGATTGTTTTGTAGGAAAACATGATAAAAACATAGTCATTTTTTATATGGTAAATGGCTCCAAAGTAATAGAAGAATATGATACAGAGCAAGAAGCCCAGAATCGTGTTGAAGAAGTCCATAATTCAATGGACGAAGCTGGAGTAGGTGATAATAAACCATTAATTGTAGAAGAATTACCTACTGAAAATATTAGTACTAGAAGATCTTATTTGATTAAGGTATCAGATGATCCTGAAGATGGTTATCAGGAATGGAGATATATAGAAGATCCAGATACTGGTGAAGGTAAATGGGAAATGCTAGGTGTTCAAAAAGATTATTCATATTCTAAAGAGGATATTGATGATATGGAGACCGGTCTTCAAAATCAAATAAATACAGTTAATAACATACTAGAATGGAATGAATATTAATAAAGGAGGTAAGATAATATGTTAAATTCTTGTACATGCAATCATATAATGACATATAGAAAATCTATTCCTTCTGAAATAATAGAAATTGGTGATATCATAATGTTAGATCCTGAAACTTCATATGTTAAAAGAGCTGAGGCTAATGATTGTGATGAACTAATGGCAAATTCTAGATTAATTATAGGAGTTTGTGTAAATTCTAATAATACAGATCCAGTACCATTATTTTTAGATGGAGGTCATGCTTATGATGAAGATTCTAAAAGAGAAGAAATTGATTCAGGAACTTCTGATAAACCTCAAACAATAATGATAATAGGTGGAGATTCTGATATTAATAAAAGAGAAATTATACAAATTGCTTATATGGGAGAACAAATGGTAAACATTTGTGGTTATGTAGATCTAGGTGATAAATTAACATTAAGTGATCATCCTGGAAAAGCTAAATCAAAAGATTTTCTAGATGAAGAATTTTATGTAGCAAGATCAATAGGTAAAGTTATTAAATTTACAAATAATCCAAAACAAGTAAAAGTCTTGTTAGATATTGAATAAGGAGGTATAAGAAAGTGGACGAAGAAAAAGTATATTACACTATCATTTTAAGACATGATACTAGTACAAACTGGATGATGAATAATCCAATACTTGCTCTAAGTGAATACGGTGTTGAAGATGATACACATCGTGTTAAACGTGGAGATGGTCAATCTAATTGGGCTGATTTACCATACGAACATTTTGGATTAGAGTATCTAGTTACTTATGAAAATTTAATTGGTGAAGTATCAGATAGTAAAGTATTAAAAGATGCTCTTAATGAAAAAGTAGATAAGAGTATATTCACTGAAAATGCTAATGGTTTAATTGAAAATATTACTATAACAGATGAATCTGGATCTTTAGCATTAATTAATCGTGTTACTAAAGATGTAACAACTGGAGGAGCAAGACAAGCTTATTTAAGAATTAAATCTAATGACAACTCTTTACAAGGAGTTTATACAATAGATGAGGAAGGAATAAGAACTTTAAATCTTCAATCTTATTCTCATATATATGATTATCAAGCTGGTAAAACATATTACATTAATGAAATATGCTATTATGATAATAAATTATATAGATGCTTAGAAGAAGAATTTGTGGCAGAAGGTTCATTTACTAAAGCTCATTGGATATTACTTGCATCATTACATGCAAATGATATTAAATATAATCACTTAACATCAGGATTAGAATCTGATAATGTTAAAGCAGCTATTGATGAACTTGCTGATCTTGATAGTGAAAAAGTAAAGAAAACTTCAAGAGAAAATAAAGTTTATGGAACTAATGAATATGGTGAGCAATATCTTTATAATAAAGATGATTTAAGAAAGCTTGATACTGTAAATCATAAACAAGCTGATCTTAATAAAAATGTTCAAATAGATGCATCAGATATTAATTATACAGATTCAGATCCTTCAAAAGGAACAGTAAGACAAACTTTAGATGCAAAAGTTGATAAAGTTGTAGCTGGACAAGGAGCTAGAATAGTTAGAGATGTTCAATTCGAATATAATGAAACAACTGGTCATATAACAATGATTGAAGATAAATTTTCACTTGAAGATGGTACATCTGCTGAAGAAAGAAGAGAAATAGATGTTGTATCTGAACAAGAATTACAAAATAATGTAGATACTATTAATTCTAGAATTGATCAAGAAGTACAAGATCTTACAGATACAATCAATACTAAAGAATCAGAGATTTATAATACTATAAATGAAAAAGAAGCTACAATTAATAATACGATCAACACTAAAGAGTCTGAAATTTATGGAGTTATAAATACTAAAGAATCTGAAATTTATAATACAATCAATACTAAAGAAGCAGAAATTAATCAACAAATTGCAAATACTAATACTGAAGTAGAAAGAGTTGAAGCAGAATCTAAAACTAGAGATACAGCGTTAGGAACAAGAATTGATAATTCTATTATAGATTATAATACAAAAATAAATAATGCTGTTAATACTTTAAATAATACAATGTTAAGACATGTAGATACTATAAATGATAGAATTGATGATGAAGTTGAAACTCTAAATACAACTATTACAACTAAAGAATCTGAAATAAACACTAGAATAGATCAAGAAATTCAAACACTAAATGATAAAATAGATGGAGAAGAATCTGTAATAAATCAAAGAATAGATCAAGAAGTGGCAACTCTTAATAACACTATAAATACAAAAGAAACAACTATGGATAATAAGAAAATTAATAAGAGTATAGCTCCAGGACTTGTTTCAGAAATAGTAGCTGCTACAGAATCTAATGAGCCTACTTTAAAAATAACTACTAAAAATACTACAACAGAAACACCTACTATATCACACTTACATTTCAAAGCTCAAGGACAAATTCAAACAAGATTTCAAGATGCAGATCATATAGTAATTGATTCAACTACAATAGATGATAAAAATACTCAACAAGATACAAGATTAACAAATGCTGAAACTAGAATATCAGCAAATGAGGATAATATAACAACTCTTCAAACTCATGATACATCTCATGATGCTACACTTGCATTGCATGCTCAACAAATAGCTGATAATACACATGATATTCAAGATTTGCAGGCTGATATGACAGATGCAAATTATGATATAGGAAGATTACAAACTCAAAATGCTACACAAGAAACTCATTTAACAAACTTAGATGAACTTGTGCAAGCAAATGCAGATGATATAACAACAGCAAATCAAAATATATCAAGAAACTTACAATCTATAACAGATTTACAAGCTAATAAAGCTAATAAAACATTTGCGAATTTAACTAATAATAAAGTTGTAGGAACTATTGCAACAGAAGCTTTACAAAATAATGAAATTATTAAATTAGGAGTTACAAGTGTAGATCCTTCAACAGAAACTACTTCTAATGGAATATTAAAAGTAATTTCTAGTGATAATACAATTGTTGCAACTAGAGATCGAGATACTGGAGTAATAGATTTAAAAGCAAATCTAGATACTGATGTAAATTACTTTGTAACAACTGAAACATTAAATACAACTATACCAAGTGAAAATATAATTCCTCTTAATACATTAACTCCTACTGATAAAGTGAATGTAGAAGTTCATGATATTATATCAGATCCAGAAGGAACATGGGCAAGAGTAGAATCTATAAACGATACATTACAAACATGTGTTGCAGTGACATTTAAGAAACATGCTCAAGCTGTATGGGGAACAATTAAAGGAGATATTACTGATCAACAAGATCTTCAAGAACAATTTAGTGATTTAGAAACCTCAATAACAGCAGATATAACTGCTGAAGAAAATGCTAGAATTGCAGCTGATGATGCATTACAAGATAATATAGATGCTGAAGAAACTGCTAGAATTGCTGCTGATAATAATTTAAATAGTATTAAATTTGATAAATCAAAAGCTGCTCATATGTTTGCTGCTACTGATGCGACTTCAACAGATTATAAAAATATATATCAAAGTGGAATAGAAATTCACTCTCAAAAAAGCACTTATGTTGATTCTAATTCAATTGAATTAGTTAATTATTATAGAACTGAAAGCGGCGGAGGAACTAAAGATTTAGAACTAGCTTTTGAAAATAGAGATATTCAAATAGCTTTTGGTAATGCTGATTATGGAGATACAATTTGGGAAAATGATCAGGATTGGAATAATAAAATTAAATTTAGAGTTCAACCTGAAAATGTAATATTTGATCCAAGTACTTCAGGATTAACAAGTACAAAATTATCTCCAGCAATAAGAGAAGTTAAAGAAATTGTAGATACAAAAGTTACTTTGACAGATGAAATAAATAAAGTATATGGTACAGATGCTAATGGTGATCAAGTTGTATATGATAAAAATAGTTTTGGTAAGGTTGATACAGTCAATAATACTCAAGCAGATGCTAATAAAAATGTACAATTAGATGCTTCAAAAATTAATTTAGATGATACTGCTCAAGCAACTGAAACATTACAATCTATTATCAATAATTTAATAGCAGATCTTCAAACACAAATAAGTACATATGCTCAAAATACTTTATATGTACCTACTGGATCATATACATTACAAAAATATGTAACAGTTGAAAATGATCAGAATGTTATAATAATGGCTAAAATATTGAAGAACTTTACTTCAGATACTACACAATCAACCTTATATGAATCATTCATGAAAGATGTAGAATTAGGAAATCTAAAATTAATCGGAATTCCTGAACAAACTGAAGGAGGAACTACACCAGATCCTCAAGAATATATAGATACTTTTAATGATTTAAATCAAGTAATGGGAACTGATGATGAATATAATGGATTAGGTGGAACTGAAGAAGAAGTAGAAGATATATTAGATGATATATTAGGAAACTAAATGATATAAGGCTCTTGAAATATAGAGCCTTATCTAAAATTAAATAAAGGAATATCTATGAATAAAATAAAATATTTTGTAAGAACGATGGAGGGAAGACCTTATGATCTTCCGATAGAACATGAAAAAATAATAGATTATAAGCATCTTTATGTTAAATCTTATATTGATGCTTTATACTATATAAATGATTATAATGCAGTTTTAATGGAAGATGATATAGTATTATGTAAAAATTTTAAGGAAGAAATTGAAAAAGTTATTAAACAATATCCAAATAATATAATTAACTTTTTTAGTTCTCCTTCAAGATATTATACTACTCATTTTTCCGATATATTTATATATAATCAGTGTACATATTTTCCTAAAGGATTAACTAAGTTTTTAGCTGATAAAATGATGGAGATATATGTAGATGAAATAAAATATCCAAGAGAGCAAAGATATGGTTCATTATTAAATATTGTATTAGTTGAAAATGGTATTCCTCATTTAATATATAGACCTACACTAGTACAACATATTGATGCTATATCAACTAGAGACGCTAAAAAATTAGGTAGAAATACAATCTATTTTAAAGATTATTTAGATGAGTTAGGTATTGATATGATACAAGCATATACTAAAGAAAATCAAGCAAAATTACAAAAATTATTAGATCGAGATAGATTAATTTGGTATAAAGATATTGAATAGAAAGGAGTTTTAAATATGTCTAAGACAACAATAAAACAAAAAGCAGAAGCTATATTATCAGAAAAAACAAGTAAAATAATAGCTTCTAATATTAAGAAAAATGTGACTATATTTGATGTCACAGGAACTTATGAAGGAGG